TGATGAAACTGAGGAATGCCTTGACTGAAAGAAACAAAATATCCACTACGGAAATCGGGAAGTTGAGCGGACGGCAGAGCGGCTCGAATGGACATACCTAATGTATCGAGCAAACCGTACAGGTGGTTGATGCGTCCTTCGAGCTCGATTTCAAATGACGACTTACGGATACGTTCCAGAGACATCTTTACTCTCCCTTGGAAGAGCGGTCTTAGCCTAGGCTAAGACCGCGTGTTGGTTGTAAGTACCCGGTACAGAGATGTTACTGCTGTCCAGGACTAGAACTTCAGCGTTGGTAAAAGATCCGTGTCCTGAAGCGTAGTGNGAGATCATGAACAACTGACTATGACGGTTAGTGTCCATCAGTTGTTTGACGAAATCCATCAACCGTACGCGATGTTGTTCGTCGAAACCTTCGCCGGGTTCATCCAAGAACAGGGGATAGTCCGTNAGGTTGAGATACAACATGGCCGTGAGTTGAAAGGCNAAGTCAATCATCTGACACTGACCTTTCGATGTCTTGGCGACGTCCGGGACGACGTTATCGGCTGCCGCGAACTGCACTGGGAAACGATAGTCGAGTTCACCCGTCTCCAAACTACACGTCTGGACGGACATGTCGTATGTCCATACCGAAGCAATGATCGAATTGATTTGAGCTACCAAACAGCCAATGTCATTANCAAGTTGCTCGGCGATTAACCCTTCGTTTGGTGAAAGAGCCTTTACCAACAAACTCAGGGCTTCGGCGTCGAGGTCCACTTCAGACTTCGACTGTTGGAGATCTTTCAGTACGCCTTCTTGGGATTCGTACTCGGAGAGCTTACGTAGAGCGTCACTTAATGCGTTCTGTTGTTGGGTGACTGCTTCATCAATGACGTCGTTACGCAAAGCGTCGATCAATACCCGATTGATATCGACGATCTGCGCATAGTAGTCCTCGAGACGCTTAGCGATTTGATCACACTCTTGCCGCCGCCGATGGTACTGACTGACCCAGTCGCGTGACTGGCGGAGCGTTTGGAGACTTCCAGTGGCTTCGACGAGTTCATTCTGAAGTCGCTCTAAACGTTGGGTCAGTAGTGAACGGTCCCCTACCGACGAACGTCGTTCTTCGATCTCCCGGTATTGTGCTAATAACCTTTCAGCTTGTTCACGTTGAACGTTGGTTGTTAGATCACGTTGCCATAAGACAAACAACGTACCGTTTTGAGAGGGGTTATCTAACAGGAGTTGGTTGGAGAGGATGTAATCCCACAGAGGAGCTAGGCGTGGATAGCCCCGTACAAAACCTCGGAACTGTTTGTAGAGTTCCCCGTAGTGATCGGACTCTTCCAAAAACTGCTCGTGTTGACGAATCGTTTCTCGAAGAGACTCGATCGAGGTGACGTGTTCGTCTTGCCACCGGTGTAACTGAGCGAGTTCTTCTTCGGAATAACCAGGACGCCAGACGTAATGACAACTTGGACACTGGGTTTCTTTCGCTTCGTTCAAAACGTCGATCTTGGCTTTGATTTGTTCGAGCTTGGCCGAACTGTGGTCGATGGCCCCTTGGGCTAACGTGACGGCTTCGCGTGCTCTCTGTGCCGTGTCGTGAGTGTAACGGCGATCGCGGTTGTCAGGGAGTTGACGGAAAAGAATCTGGACTTCCTGGTGGATCGACTGCCAGTCGCGCTGGATCTCCGAAGGTTGACTTAGATCCTTGAACACCTCAGGGGTGCTACGTAGCTGCGAAACTAATGCGCTTTGTTGTTCGATGCGTAGGGGGAGATCTTCAAGATCCTCACCCGCGTCATTCACAACCGACTGCACTACCGACTCTAAGTCACTACATTCATTCCCAATACGCTCGACAAGTCGCTTACCAGATTCCACTTCCACATTGAGTTGATCTAACGTGACGTGAACGTCAAAGTCTTCACGGAACACCCACCCCGGCGCAATCTTAGGCACCTTACGGAAGTATTCTCGTGCGAGGGCCTGGGTTTCTTGCGTGATGTTTGTCAACCTGTCCTTCTGAAACTGCAAGGAAGGTAGATTCGGAATGCGTTCGAGCATCAGAACGTTTAGTTCTTCACGCAGGTGTTTCTCCTGACTTCGAAGACCCTCGATATCCTGGAAAGCTTGAAAGACTTGAGTCTCATGACTGAGGCGGGCATTCAAATGTTTCAGCGCACCNTGTTGATCGCGCGATCGGCTAGCGATGCGTTTGAACGTCCCTAGGGCGTACCCGTAGTCTACTTGAGAGATCAGCGTGATCCACTTGCGCCGTTCGATCGGCGCCAAACGCGTCAGTCGAACTTCACCCGTCAACAGGTCGTGAATATCTTTGTTGATGTTGAAGTGCTGATACACCAGCACCTTCTGTGATTCCGCCGTACCACCGGGATTGAGTTCCTCACCGTCGACCACGAAACTGTGTTTGTTGTTCTTGAACANCGAATCGAGCTGATATGTCCGACCTTGGTGTTCAATCGTGATCTTTTTGAATCCATCTTTCGAGTAATTCGAACGATGNCCCGGTAACGGGGAAAGTTCACTCAATATGGAACTCTTACCGCTACCGTTAGTACCAAGAATCAATTGCTGTTGGGTCGTCGGCGTGTAAATGAAATGCTTGATGTTATTACCTAGNAGACGTTGGTACCCGAGTAGCTCCAAACGCACAATGCGCATGTCGATCTGAACCCCTGTATGTCGCTAACATAAGGTGGTTATGAGTCGTCAATAAAAACACCGCCCTAACCGTATGACCTTACCTCTTACCGAGTCCTCAGACATGTCAGATCCGACTAACCCCGAAATCTCTGGTTTGGTGNTGTACGCCTTCGGACGTGCGGCAAACAACAAAGCGCTTAATAGCTTGGAACTGGAAGTCACCCCCACCGAACAGCTCAGTATGTTAGATGGTGAACTGGTGTCACTACCATTTGACTCCGAAGTCGAAGGGCAACGACCGGATGGTTCGTCGTATAGTGCCAGTGTGAAGCTTAACACGGCTCTCACTGCGACGTGGTTCCCTTACGGTTCAAACCGTAAGACCCCACCGGACGTGCGTCGAGGTGAACGTATACTGATCTACCGTTACCGGGACACCGATCAGTTCTACTGGAAGGAAACCGGACTGGATGATCGACTACGTCGTCTGGAGACAGTACACTACCGATGGTCAGCCACCGCCGATGAAAAGGCGGATATGGAGGACGCAGGGAACTACTACCATCTCTCGATCTCCACACACGAAGGGTTGATTCATCTGGAGACCAACAAAGCCAATGGGGAAAAAGCGAAGTATGCATTGCAGATCAACACCAAAGACGGTGTTGTTGCCTTAGCTGATGACCTTGGGAATTTCTGGCAACTGGAGTCAGTGGAGAAAGTCATCTCGTGTCAGAACGGTGACGGTACACTCTGGCAGCTCAATAAGAAGATCCTCTACGGTTATGCCCCAGATCAGATGCATGTTATCACGGACAAATCCATCCACTTTGAAACCAAGAATTTTTTATTGGATTGTGAAACGGCTCAGATCAATGCCTCTAGCAAGGTGGGTATCAAGACTCCGTTATTCGATGTGCAAGCGGAGAACTCCAAGTTCTCTGGTAATGTCGAGATCGGCGGTAGTTTGACCCAGAAAGGCACCGCGACGTTCCAACAGCCAGTGACCTTCCAACAGCAAATCACGGCCAACGGAATCACATCGTCCAAACCGATCGTTGGTCCTTCGAATACCATTTAAGTGCATACGCCCCCACTCACCTACCGAGGGTGAGTGGGGGCGATTATGCTGTTAAACAAACTTACCTAATTCGAGGAATGACCCGCGAGTCCATTCCCAAGGACGGAAAGGTTCCAGCGAGTTGTCCAAAGCGGCTCGGGTACGCCAATCGGTGGTGCGGAATCCGTAGTTGGCTCGAGTGTTGTGATCTGCCGCCAGGACATTGATACCCCAATCCGGGAAGATCTCGTACTCACAGAGTCGTCCATAGGCGCCAAACAGCGGTAAGCGTTCAGTCCCCTTAGGCGCTTCAAAGCGTTGCGGGAACTTTGAGTTGATGGCTGGAGTACGGGAGACGTAGAGGTTGTCCGCCTTTAACACCACCACGAATGACTGTGGTAATGTTAGGTATCGTTTCAGAACCGTGTCGGAGTAAAGTTCCGTGGTCGAAACCTGATACTCGTTGTGCGTGTACTGGGTCAGCCCTAAACTACTTAAGTCAAGCGTCTGACGCGACTGTAGATACCGTTCCGGCAGGGCTAAACGATTGATGTTGATGCGTAGAGTCGTCGGACCTACGACGTCGTATACGTCATCCAGAACGTGCAAATAGCCACCTATTACCAACAGNACCGTGCGACCCTCTACGCTGTAGGGAAGTTGAACGTAGATATGATCGGACATCGGAGCACCGGCGACTTGCGTATAGAGCATGGACTCCGTCAAGGGGAGTTGATCAATCACCCCCACGTCTTTAAACGAATGCATGCCAAGGTGGTTGGCGTTCCCAGTACGTCCCGTNCGTCCCCCGTCGATCACTTGCAGACCTGTCGCCGTACCGCCGGAACGGTGAAAATAACCATTCACCGAAACGAGCGCGTAGCGTTGCCATTCCCGGAAGTCAACGCCGGGTTTGGAAAGCAACAGGTCGTTCTTGGCTCCGTAGGGAATTTCCGCGTCATCGTTACGGAAGCGATCAATGGGCTTGACATTATACCCTGCGCGCCAGACATCGTTGTAGCGCAAACGCTTGAGCGTAAACAACGGCGAGGTCGGTACGGTGGGTAAGGTGGTGTCCCCGTTTAATACAAGCCACTGATCGACGGTCAGGGCGTGGTAGGGTCCCATGATCGTTTCGCGGATCAACCCCAGATCCAGATAAGCTGGAACCGTGAGGGATGGGTGTGACAAGGTCAACCAAACCCGGCGGTAGGTCGCAAAGAGTTGGTCGAAGGTCAGTCCGCCTACCGATGCGTCACTCCACAAGCCGTCCAGACCCTTAGCGCGTGCCTTGGCGGCAACGAGTTGATAGGCCATACAAAATCCTCGTTTAAGGCATGTTTAAAGGGCGTCCAGCCGGCTAAGAAAGGGCTGAACTTATGATATGGTACACGTACTTTTTAACGTCGTTTCATACGATGACGCCCCCGTTGGAGATTTGAGCTATGCCTACTGGAACTACTGCGTATCCGTTCGATCCCTACGGTACGCAACCGTCGAATCGTATTACGGCGGAATTTCAACCTTTGTCCCCTCCGGAGTTATCGGAATTTCTCTTTATCATTCCGGAAGCGGCCCCGTTCTTTGCTGAATCGCTGTCGATCGTCCACGTACCCAGTATGCGTACGTTGGTCGAAGGCGTGGACTACATGCCGACGCATTTGTTCCATGATGCGTCGCTAGCTTGCGCTAAACCGATTTATGGGTCAATCACGTTCTTTGATAACACTTTGACCGGTGCAGGGAAACTGACCTACCAGACACTCGGTGGTGATTGGGTCTTGACGGCTCAGAAAATCATCGACATCTTGTCGAACAAACTCGTCAACCCACGCCGCGTGACGTGGGAGCAAGTTGCTGACCTTCCCTATGCCTTCCCACCCATTGACCATGACTGGCATTTGGATGACATGGTGGGCATGAAGGAAGTGGTCGAAGCTCTTGACAGCATTTTGGCGGCCATGCAACAGTCGGGCGACCAAGGTCTGGCTACGCATATTGCGGATAAGACCAATCCCCATCAAGTCACCAAAACCCAAGTGGGGCTGAGTGACGTGGAGAACCTCCCTGTCGCGTCGATTGCCGAAGCCCAGGCTGGTACCGCTCCCAACCGGTACTTGACGGTCTTGCGCGGCGCTCAGCTCGTGCAGGCGTTGATTGGTACGACCCTTGACAACCATATCAACAACACCGCTAACCCGCATCAGACGACCAAAACGCACGTCGGTTTGGGTAGTGTGGATAACTTCGCTACCGCCTCTCAGGTGGAAGCCGAAGCGGGTATCTCGCCGTCGAAATTCATGACGCCACTGCGTACCGCGCAAGCGATCGCCGCTTTAGCGAGCGCACCCATCAACACGCACATTGCCCGCACTGATAATCCCCATGCGGTAACCCAGGCTCAAGTCGGTTTGAGTAACGTGCAGAATTACGCGATTGCGGATGTCGTGGCGGCGCGCGCGGGTCTTTCCAACGTTCTGTACATGACGCCGGCTATGACCCGTGAGGCGATTGAGACGATCGCCTTGCAAGGGGTGTCTGATCACATTGCCGATATGTCCAATCCCCACAACACGACCAAAGGTCAGGTAGGGTTAGGAAACGTCGACAACTACGCCACAGCCACGCAAGTGGATGCCGAGACCGGTACGGCCCTAAACCTGTTCATGACGCCACTGCGTACCGCGCAAGCGATCGCCGCGCTGATCGGTGACGCGTTAACGGCACATATCAACGACAGCGCTAACCCCCATGCGGTATCAAAAACCCAGGTAGGTCTAGCGAACGTCCAGAATTACGGGACGGCTGATAACGACCAATCCGTGGCGGGTGTGGCTTCCAATCTCTACATGACTCCCGCAGGAACCAAGGCTTTGATCCTGGCGTTGGGTGGTGGTACAGGTGGTGGTGGCGATCTCGCTGCTCACCTTGCGGACTTTAACAATCCGCATGAAGTCAGTAAAGACCAAATAGGTCTCTCCCTAGTGGATAACTTCGCCACGGCGACATTGATCGAGGCCAAAGCTGGCACGGCGAATGATCTGTTCATCACGCCTGCTGGTGCGGCGGGACTAATTGGTTTCCTGGTTGGTGATGCGTTGTCGGCTCATCTGTCTGACAACGATAACCCTCACAATACCACCGCTAGTCAAGTTGGGGCTTATAGCCAAGCGCAGTCCGATGCCGCGCTCGACCTGAAGCTCGATAAGACGGGTATTGCAGCCGACACGACGTTGTTTAGCGGACATACCTTCACGGACACCATGGCGCTGGCTGCGGATGTGGTGAATTACCCTGTCGACGTAAACGTGTCTGGTTTGGTGTGGACGCTTCTGGGTGAATACAGCTTCGGTACGACGGCAGGTGATCCACCGGTAGCCGATATCATGGGTCTGGTCACGGGTGGGGAACCGGCGACCTATCAGCGCGCCGCGACGTTTGAAGTTCATTTGACGGTAAGCAATCTTGCGCTGTCGAAAGTAGTGGTGCACTCGGAGATCTATTCGGCGGACGTAACCTTTGGTTATGTTGTCAATACCGTAGGTGGCGATACCACCGTGTCCTTGTATGCCCGTGGTCAAGCGGGTCGTAAACCGTATGCGATCTCACCCTTGTCCCAAGACAGTAAGTTCTTCAAGAACACCAATGCGGTGGTTCAGGTCGAGCCGGTCGGTATCACCTACCTGACGTTAAATCTGCCTCCGTTCACGCGTGAACTCACGCGGTTTGGCGATCTGACGTTTGGTGTCTTGCCTTTCGTTCTCAACGCCGATCAGATTGCGGGTTCGTTAGTGGAGTGGGTGTCCGTGGCGAACACCGATGCGGAAGAACTCGATACCCAAGCCGTGCAAGCTGATCTTCGACACGAATATGGTTCGTTCATTCCTTGGTCGGGTTATGCGGATCTGTATCTCTACAAGGATCTTCCGATTCTGGATGCCTGGGGCTGGAACGCGACGATTGATGGGGTGTTGCTGGACACCGCTACTGTTGACGGTAGTGCATTCCTGGCAGCTCAAGAAGCCGAACTGAACTACACCTTCGAAGTGGAATTGAGTTCCACCGATCCTGCCGCAAACGGTGCCGGTGTGATTGCGGCGCAGGTTATGGTCGGTGACCGTCCGGTAGCGATCACTGTGATCCGTACGCCAGGTGGATTGGTGCAAGCCGAACCAACCAAGTACAAACTCAAGACCGTGGCGATTCACGTCGGGCAGTTGGACATGACGGACGTGGCCAGTGCTAACGGTAGCCTCCAATGGTCTGACACGGCACTCCCTGATGATGCGCGCGATCCGGCGCTATATAACCCAGTGGGTCACGGTTGGGACACCGCCGGTGCGACGCGTATCAAAGTGGTGCGTGCCGGTAATACCTTAACAATTGACGTTTCGGATTTCGGTAGTACGACTTACGTCCCAACGGAACAGGTCGTGATTGATTTGACTTCGTCTGCTCAGTTCGTGGCTTTCGCGGACCGTCCTTCGAGGTGGGGTTTTGCCAGTCTCAAACAACCGTTCGTGACCTTTAAGGTCTTGAACCGTCCGCATTTCTACCTCGATTATATCCGCACGGGTGTACCGGCTGATAACGGCAAGCAGCGCTTGTATCGTTACAACGGTGCGTCGTGGGATATGAGTTACCTGGGTCTTAGTAACCCGAAGGTCCGGCCGAACCGTCTGTATTACAGCGACTGGAACGGTGTGTTGTACCAGTCCCAACGTAACGGCCGACTGCGCCCGATCTTGATCGAGGCATACAGCCGCGCTAATCCGACGGTCATTACGGCCTGACTTACCACCTTTACAAGGAGCATAGCGGGTTATGACCCCTCCAGTACTTCAACTCCCGCTTGACCTCTCCGGAACGGCGGCGACAAACAAAGTCGCCGCCGAGCTCCACGCCGTGGCGGCCACCGGAACTCGAGCATTTGCCACCTTACGTGGTCCTTTCTTTACCCGTGGTTTGGTCGTGCGCGACAACGACACGGGTGTGACGCTGGTACCGGATGTGGACTACCGTCCGGTACATATGTTCCTTGAAGCGTCTTTACGTTCGACGCAAGAGGTCTGTAGCGTCATTATCCTCCTACCGACGTGTCCGACGGTGGCCCCGTCGGTGGACTACCAAGCCATTGGTGGTGAATACAGCGCGTCGGTGGCGTCGATCGAACAGTTGATTGAATCGTTAGATCTGGACAGTCGCACCGTTCGGTGGGGTGACTTGCTGGGTGCACCGGAGTATTTCCCTCCGACGGCTCATTTACACGACATTGGTGATCTTTACGGTTTCGAGTACGTCGTGGCGGCTTTGGAACAACTCCGGCGCGCGATTATTTTGGGCGACCAAGCAGCCTTTGATGAAATGCGTCAATACATTGACGCACAGGACAATACGCTGCGCGGTCTGATCGGTGGTTTTGATTCGTTGTTCAACAGCCACATTCAGAACACGAACAATCCTCACGTGGTCACCAAAGCCCAAATCGGCTTAAGTAGTGTGCAGAACTACGGCGTTGCTTCTACCGTGCAGGCTCAAGCCGGTACGGCCGATAACGTGTATATGACGCCGCTCAAAACTGCTCAAGCCATTCAAACCCTGGTGGGGGCGAAAGTCGACGCGCACATCGCTAACGCGAACAACCCTCACAACACCACCAAGGCACAGGTGGGTTTGGGCTCCGTTAACAATTACGACTTTGCTTCCCAGCTGCAAGCTGAGCAAGGACAGATCTCTACCGCGTACATGACGCCGTGGTTGACGGGAAAGGCGATTGCCTTCCAAGCGATAGTCCCCCTCAATAACCACATCGCGCGCACAGACAATCCTCACGGAGTGTCGAAGGCCCAGGTGGGTTTGAGTCTAGTGGACAACTACGCCACAGCCACTCCCGCACAGACTCAAACCGGTACGGCAACCAACCTGTTTGTCACGCCAGCGGGTTTAAAATACGTGCTGGACAACGGCCTGTCCGGTCAGTTTGCGGCACATATTGCCCGTACTGACAATCCCCATAGCGTCACTAAGACGCAGATCGGTTTGGGTAACGTCACAAACAACAATCAGGTAATCAATTCCGGTGGTAATGTAATCTACCTGAAGTGGGCGGGTTCGGAAATCCAAGCTCAAGTCGATGCAACGGCGATGGGACGGGTGCATACCACTGCGCAGCCTGATCCGAACATTGCCGCCCACAGTAACCGCACGGACAATCCCCACAACACCACTCAAGCTCAAGTCGGTTTGGGTAATGTACAGAACCTTCCGTTAGCCGGGCAGGCTGATGCAGAGTCGGGAGCGTCCAACGGTTTCTACATGACACCGCTGCGCACTAAACAAGCCATCACGGCTCAAGCGGTTAATCCACTCCAAACCCAAATCAACCAACGTGTAGTGATCAACTCCGACGCGCAGTTGAATTCGCTGTCGATTTCAAGTGTCGGGTATCTTTACAACAGCAGTGGTAATTTGGTTGCGCGTGTAGGCGGCAATCGGTACTTCATCTTTGGGTCAAATGGTAATTTCACGGCTAGCAATGGTCGTGTGATCGCCGCTTCGGGTTTCCAACCTTCGGATCGTCGATTCAAGAAAGGACTACATAAAGTCGTCGCGCGTCCTCTGTGGCGCGGATTCACGTTCAAGGGTTGGGAGAACACCGAAAACCAACAGTCCGAACGCGGTGTGGTGGCGCAGGAATTACTCAAAGTTGCAGAGGACCGCGTGTTCTTGCATGACTTCGGCCTGAAAGGCCGTAAGAAAATGCGCTACGTGGTCGACTATCTTGGTACGGCCTTCGAGATGGCCTACGCTGCCGGCCAGGAAAACGACCGTTTGCGTAAGACAGTTGACGCACAAGGGAAACTCATCGAACAGCTCTCGAAGCGGCTGGCTGCTCTCGAAGCGAAGCGTTGAGGAGGGAACATGGCCACGCTTTACTTTAACCGAGCCAACCAGGACTTTGACGATCTCTTTGAAGCCGACGCTAGCGGTGTGACGATACCCGGTTATTACGCTTCAGACGGCGTTACCCTCCTGAAGTACGCCAGTGTTGCCGATGGCAGTAAGATCGCTGACGTGGAGCACTACACGGCAGAAGGCGTTGACGTTACCAACGTCTGGGCGGGTAAAGGGACAGTGTCCTACGTTCAAGCGATGCCGGATCTTGGTACCTACGACCCTACGATGATTATGGTGGTCCCGGTCAATTACGCTAATCGGATGCGTAGTAGTTTGGAACTCACCATGGTCAACGATGGTACATATCAGCTCGTGCTGTATGGCACCAACTTTGTGGATGATACTCGCGTATCCGCTGGTCAACAAGTAACTAACCCAGCTACTGGTGTCGTTGTGGCATCCGGTAAGTGGCTCATCCAAACCGGTGCCGGTAAAGGCGCTGGCTATACCCTCGAAACTTCTATTGGGAATACCGAATGGGGTCGCACGGACTACAACGTCATACCGCCGACGAGTTGGGTTTACCAAGCCAATTCCATGTTGGGTAGTTTCAACACGTACTCAGGTACGACTGAAGGGATAGGGTCTTTCTCGCTCGATACCACACGTGTGGTGAAAGGCGTTTTGGACATGACCCCGACCGGTAATAACGACAACAGTTCTTGTAACGATAAGAACGCTGCGTTCTCACGGTACTGGCGCGGTCGGATCAACTGCCGCATCCTGCGTAACGGCGTGGTGATGGATACGTTTGTGTTCAGTTTCCACGTTCAATTACGCTGGTCTAATACCGGTGACTGGACACCCGGTACGGGTGGCGGTGGTGGCGGTGGAGGCGGCGGCGGCGCTTGTGTGGTACTCGATGCGGAGATGTTCGACGGTCGAACAGCGGGTGAGTATCGTTTGGAGGATACCATCCTCGTGACCGACCCGTACGCTCTGGAGGGCAATCCCAATAGCGACTACGGGACGATCTGCTACAGCGAACCCGTCCAGCAACCGTGCGTGGAAGTGGAGTTGTCCAACGGTGCGACGCTCAAGATGTCGACGACAGCGCCGATCCCGACGCAAGATCGTGGCTTCTTGAACGCCCCTGACTTGCTGGGTGAGTTGATTCCTGCGGCGAAGCGTAGCGATGTACTACGTCCTGATTTCAAGGGTATGTCTGGACAAGACGGTACCCCGAACGTTCCCTTCGAGTGGACGACTGTGGTGGCGGTACGTGACATTGGCTTGCAGTGGGTGCGTCACTTGACGGTAGATCATCCTCAGCATTGCTTCTGGGCGTGCTCCGGTGGTGAATGGTTCATTCTTCATCACAACCTGAAACAGGCTCCTGGCGGCGATACTACGTTACCGTCGTGACGCTTCGGTGTGGGTATCTGTAAAACAAAGTGTAGAGTCTCCCTGGGGTCACACCCCAGGGAGACTCTCTTTTATTTAGGAGTGTTTGGATATGCTCGCTTCACAAACGTTGTATTTTCCTTCTTCGAACCAAGTCACAGCCGCGGCGGACTTTACCAATTTCGATGCGACCTTGAATGTAGTCTACGACGAGCGAGCCACCAAGGTATTAGGAAAGAAATTCTATCGGGTGACGCAGTCGTTCCGATTCTTCCGAAGCCGTGAGGAGTCCAACGTGTGGGCTTATGTCCCAGCAGGGTATCTTTCCGACGGTGCTTCGGTGCCGCGGTTATTCCAGTGGTTGTTACCGGCGTGGGGACGTTATGGTCAGGCGGCGGTTTTGCATGACATCTTGTGTGATACGCTGCAACTGTTCAAGAACAGCGTACCGGTACCCATTACCCGTAAAGAAGCTGATCATCTCTTCTTAGACGGTATGGTTGCAGCTAAAGTTCCGTGGCTGACACGGATGGTGTTATTCGCAGCGGTGCGTCTGTGGGGGTTGTTCGGATGGCGTCCCAAAGCGGAGTGGTTAGCCAAGAAACGAGCTTTAGAAAGCGAGTACATGAAGAGTTACGGTACCTATCGAGACCCTTCTGAGGTTTTCACGCAAGTTAGTATTGCGCGGTGCGGTACCCAGGTGGCTTCTGAAGCCCATTAAACAGCATACAGCCCGTCCTCAGGGACGGGCTGTATGCTGTCACTGCTGTGAGGGTGTATCGGGCGTAGCGGGCTTCTCAGGGGCCTTGGCTGGCGCGTCAGCTTGGGTATTCTCCTCTTTGAGAACATCCACCATCGTTCGCACCACCATTTGTAAGGTGTCGGCATTAGCCTTACTGTCGGGATTACGTAGGGTTCCGACGGCTAGCGTAAGGGAGATCAAAGTCATCACCACCATCAGGATGATAGCTAAAGGTGACATTCGCCGCGTTGGAGGTACAGTCGGTGGTACTGGCGTCTGCGTATCCACTGTGGGGACAAAGCGAACGGTACTACCTTGGACTTCCACGTCTTGGCTCAAGATCGTCAACAACGTAGGCAGGGGCAGGCTACGTATTTTGTCATGCGCTTGCTTACCGGACATCGTGACGTTCAGGTAGTAAGACTCCGGAACAAGATTATTGAAAAGCAGTACCGCTTGGGTACTCCATTCAAAGTCGGACAAGGGATGATCCCCTGCAAGCCCAACGAGATCGTCGAGTTTCACTGTGGTCAGCCTCTGGGTTTTTTCTTTTAAAGACCGGGAATTTGGTCTCGAAAGATTTGTGATTGGTAATAAGCGACAGCTAAAGCATCGACTTGGTGTTCATCTAACGTGGATAAGTCAATTCCAGAAGCGTAAACCAGAGGGAGCCTAGCAATCGCCACCGTCACATCGTCTTTCGTCACTCCCCGCTTGACCAGTACACCTACGGCTTTTTTGGCCGTCGGGGGATCCACCACGTCCAAAGGAATATACCGATCGTATCGGCACACCGCACGACGGACATAACTGACGCATTCCGTCAGCGCCGCGAATGCTTGGGGAAAGCGTCCCATGTAGGGCGCTTCGCTACAAATAGCGTGAGGTTGCCATTGTTCAAAGAGCAAAAACAGGCGATCTTCTAACGCCATCAAACGCGCCGTGCGTGTACCATGAACGTCTTCTTCGACTCGGTACATACTCAAGAGCTTTTGCGAGTGGAGCGTCTCGGTATAAGTAACGGTGCGTGAGCCGTCTTGCAGCGATAAGTCTAGTACGGAAAAACCGAGGTTCTCCGTACCGGGATCAATACCTACCACGCGGAAGGGGTGAGACGCTTCGGGGCGTGGTTTGGACACATTAACCGCCCGACAGCCCCACCAGCGGCTCAGTACCGCCAAGATCGAGGTCGTACTTAAAGCCTTCCGACGTAAACGCCACCGGCCACAGGCCTGTGATGTGCGTCACGATCTGCGCCATCACCACTTCGTTCATATTGAACGCGGACTGTCCAGGGTCGGTTACCGAAAGTACTCGGTCACAACCAGCCACCAGCCCGATTTCGGAGATCAGCGCGCGCTCTTCTGAACCGTAAAGGATTTTCGCCACTTCGATCAGTTCTGACACATCCGTTGCGCCGAACTCCAGCGAGATCATCGCCGAGGTGGACAACGACGTCCCATTCGTCGTCACCACGTTATCTGGACTAGGATCCTGTGGTGTAGGATGAAGATTCGCGTTGGTCGGAACAAAGGGTACCGACGTCGTCACTCCGTTGACTGTGGTGTTATGCAACATCTTGACTGGATCACCGGAAATGGGAATACGCTTGAGATAATAAGCGATGAAGTTCTCGCCATTCACCGTGATCAGCTTACGCAAACCGTAAGCCGCCCGGTCAGCCACCGCCAGGTCTTCGGTAGGGCTACGCAGCAGAAACGGGATCTGGTTATACAGACCAAAATCATCTGGGGAATGCTGCCGTGCCTGCACATACTGACCGCCGTCCGCGCCCGTGCGGTTGACGTGTCCGTTGGTGCCGATACTGTAATAACGTACCACCGGGAAATCGCCACTGGTGGGCAACACAGCAGCATTCACTCCTAGCGCTTCGTTCAGGGTGGTGTGTTCAACGTACGTGTAGGGTTTACCCTGTTGCTGAGCCGCCAGCAACCGGGAGCCGTTGATGGTCCGCGTGATGATGCGGGGTGAAGTAGACATGCGAACACTCCAGTGGATAGGTTTTTGAGGCGCAAAAGGGCGGTCACAATATAGATCGGGATGTAAAAGACTAATGGGCGGTATAAAAAACACTCCTCTTTAAAGAGGAGTGTTTTATGTTCTTTAAAGACTTTCCTGCGATGGGAGCACCATTCACGTTGGACTTATAGGTTACCTATAGATTCAATTTGGAAGTCCCCATAGGCACTACTTGTACCGTCAGATACCGTACACCGGAAAGTGGCAATGTGAGAAGAGAAGCTTCCATTAGTCGACGTATCGTCAATGGTTACCGTTGGTGTGTTGGCTCCGCTAGCAATGGTGAGGTTGGCTTGACCTGTGACTTTCGTCCAACTAAAAGTCTTCGAAGCAGAACTACCATTGCTTGAAGCGGTGATCGTACTAGTTTGATTCCACCCGAAAGTAGCGTTACCTGTAAACGTGACACTAGTGATCGGCGTGTACGGAGGGGGGTTATCCGCGCCTGAGAACTGGGAGAGTTTCAAACCTGCTACCGTTGTGGAAATTGCGGCGTTGGCTGCAATGTTCGGCACGTATGATCCACCACGCACATAGGCACTTAAGTTGTTCGGACCAGAAAAAAACGCCTTTACTTGCGAGAATTTAGGGTTAGTACCAAGTGCCATGTCAAATCCTTAAGGAATAGGAGGCGGGCCTTCGAGGGTGGCCTTGAGAGGGTAGCCGGGTGTACCCGCCCGGACGTTGTGAAAGAAGTCGTAGGCAACCTTGTTGTAAACCAGGATACCCATCAACGAAATCTTAGAAAGGTCTGCACCCGTGACAGGGTCGAGGTATCCTTGCGGGACCAGACACATCTGCATCAGGTTCGACAGATCTTGTTCGAGAGTGTCGTTCGCGGTACCGATACGTTGATAGGTGTTTCCCATCAAGATATACGGTGCGCCGTTAAAGATCACACGTCCATGTTGGGTCGTGGGATCGTAAAAAAGTTGCTCTTGCGAAGCAATGTACTCAGCAATGTACCCACCGCCCATATCCACAAAGCGGGAGTTATTTGGTTTATCGGCCACGGTGGGACTCCTAAAGAAAAGGTAGGGTGAGGAGCGCCGCTCCTCACCCTAAGAATAGTTAAGCTTCTTTCAATAACCTTTGTACGGCGCGCTTGAGGATTTTTACCTCAGCGTTCAATGCCGTATGTTTACGTTCAAGCACCTGACGAGCCTGACGTTCAGCACACAGTTCAGCCGACAGCACAGCGGACAAACGCGGGTATCGGATAACGAGTTTTCCGTCTTCACCGATCTCCACTACTTCGGGATAAAGACTCTGTACCTCTTGCGCGATGAAACCGAGTTCTCGCTCACCCGTGGTCTTACGAGTGTACGATACTGGACGCAGTTCCCCTTTGGGTTTCAACGTACGGATATCGCGCTTTAACCGGCGATCCGATGAAATAGCAAAATCCGAAGCTGTCAATGTACCGTTCTCGGCAAAGGTGTATTGCTGACCCACCCCACCCGTACCGCTGGATACCGCAATACCCAGACTCGTCGAACCGAAAATAATGTCACGGCGTTTCGATGTGCCATACTGTCCCGTAATACCCGGCGACGAACCGGGTGACGTGATGACCACGTTACTTCCAGCGGGGGAGGAACCAGGAGTATTTACCTGTAAAGTGTCGGTTGATGCCACACAGTTGACGGTCAACCCGCCATTATCGAAGTAGACATTGTTGTCCGACTCGAAGCGAAGCATCCATTTCGAATTAGAGATGTCGTAGAGTCCAACACGAGGAGTTTGTGTTGAGATTAAACCCACTACGCGCTGGCCTGTAGACGCTAGTCGATAGTTCGTCTCACTCGCCCCTGAAAGGGTTACGTTACCTGTCATTGTCGGATTGACTTTGGATGCGTAACTCGTCGGATCCAAGTTACCATCGTGCCAGAGTTTACGCCATACACCCCAGGCTCCGGATCCTCCCACGTCGGGAGGATTACCACTACGCCACGCTAGATTGGCACTTCCATAATCGCTGGCGATCTGAGCGATGGTATCTTGAGCACCGTGCATTACTAGAAGCTGACCGTAGTTGATACCCGAGGGCAAGTTGGCGTTGGCTGCTTGAAATCTATAAAAACCCGCTGTCGTGACAGTATTGAGATCAACTGATCCGGCGTCTCCGCTGGAGAAATTAGTGGCTCCGATAGGGCCAGTAAACACCTGACCATTCACATTTGCTTTACCAGCGGCGGCTCCTAGACTCAAGAAATTCGCACCCACCCAACTTTGGAAAGCGACGTTACCTATGTCTGTGGCGTCCACTGTGACGCCCAGCAAACTACCCGTCTTCCACCCAATCTTGACGTTATTACCTAGCTGACCAATGCCGGTGCCCTGCTGAACGGGAGTGTAACCAAGGTTTCCTGCGGCTACACCCGCTGCGAGTGTGGTGGCTAACGATACATTTCCGCTACCATCAAAGGAAGTGCTACCGGTCATGTCTCCCGTCAGACTGATGGTGCGGGCGGTGAAGAGCTTGCTAGCACTGGCCGCATTGGCGTTGGTATCGAGTTTGGATGATGGGGTGAAATTGGACGCATTCCAAATCCGCCGCCACGTTCCCCAACTCGTGCCGTTGTGGGTGCGGAACCAGGTCTCATCCGCACTGGTACCGAAAGCCCTCTGAAGTAGTCCTGTACTGCCGCTACCGTAAAGGAGCGTTTCGATATACCAATACGTCGAACTGGCGCCAGGTGTGTTAGCCAAACTAGCGGCTACCCACGCTTTTGTACCGGCGGCTAAGGTATTACAATCCAGTCCCGACCCCGCGTTGTATTGCGTGGAAGACAACGGGAGGTATTGGAGAGCTGTGGGATTTAAGTTTCCGGTGTGGTAGAAAGTTTGCCAGGGCGACCATGTCGCGGCATCATCTTTCACCCGGAAAGAAGCCAACGCTGAAGTGGTGAACGAGATCTGGGAGGCGTCTCCGTTAGACGCCTGTAGATGAATAACGTCGTGGTCGGCACCAGTGATGGGAGCACCGTCACTGGTCGTACCGCCCATGCGGTAGAAACCGGTCGTATTGATGGTGTTCCATCCCGTACCTGCGTCCACCATCACACCACCCAAACCACCAGTACCGACAGCCATCTTACCGTCTAGTAGTCCTTGTAAACCGTTCGTCTTGGCGATAGACAATGTATTGTCGGCCATCACTGTCGCAAGCGTCACGTTACCACTACCATCAAAGGACGTGGATCCCGTTATCAAACCCGTCAGACTGATCGTCCGCGCTGTCATGAGTTTCGAAGCAGATACAGCATTTGCTCCAGAAGGTAACTTACCATCCAACAATCCTTGTAGGCCATTGGTTTTAGCTACAGAAAGACTACCATCGGCGATTGAAGTGGCTAAACTAAAGTCGACACTACCATCAAAAGACACACTACCGGTAACCGCTCCCGTGAGCGTGAGAGTTTTTGCGGCAGGCCAAATCGACGGTCCCGTCGCTCCTCCGATCTGGGTTTCGAGGTCGTCGATACGTTGGTTCACCGACACGTTCACGAACGTACGGAAGTCGCCGAGTAGGACATTGACAAAGTCTTGATCGCCGGGCCCGGTGCGCACGGTAACGTACTGGGCTTCGAGTGGGGTATCGCTAAACCCGAGCTCTCCCAGACTGAGGTATTTCATGGGCATGGGGTATGTTCCTTCCCTACGTGGGGTAGTGGGGGTGTCATGACACCCCCACTACGATTTATGACGCTTTGATTTGTAGGACAATGGCTTTGAGTTCTGCCAGCTGGTTAGCAAGACTCTCCACTTCCGCTTTCATGGACGCTAATTCCTGGAGTTGGTTGGAGTGGTGATTTACCTGAGCTGCCAGAATAGCGGTGAGCCTTGGGTATTTCACGCCCAGATAACCGTCCTGTCCAACGGATACAGCCAGAGGGTAATGCTGCTGCACTTCCTGAGCGATAAAACCGATTTCCTTAGCTCCTGTGGCAATTCGGGTGTAGGAGACCGGCCGCAACGCCGGCAACGCTTCTAAGGTTTTTACCGAGTCTTTAAGGCGCTCATCGGAGCTGATAGTGAAATCACTCGCATTCACCCCACCGTTGATGACGTTGAAATTACCGTCCTCGCCGAAGTTAAAGTACCGATAACCTCCACCTGAAGTTCCCGTACGGACCGCCAAACGACCAGCCACCTCTTCGTAGAGATAATTACCGTTACCACCTAAGGTGATATTACTCGTCGCCACAGCTCCAGACTGCATAGTACCAGCAGTATAAAGACTCTTACCGTTGTAGGTTCGCACCCAGGTGCTGTCGGTCATGTAAAGACCGCCACCGTAGTCATTGAAGTAAAGGCCGGTCTGACCTGAACTTCTGAACCAGTTACTACACGACATCGAATTCAAGGCACCGGAGTCATACCCCGCGAAGAAGCGATCGGCAACCAGACCACCGTCTGCATTGAATCGGAACTTGTCGGCACCAGCGGTATTGGACCAAATCCGTAATTGATCCGCATCAGCATACACCGTGAACCCATTACCTGAGGTACGTGGACCTGCGGTGAAGCCTGCAGCGCTACCGTTACTCGCGTATCCACCTAGCAAAGACATGGTGGAAACTTGCTGCCCGAACTGAGCGATGTTCGCTATGTTCAAAACTGAAGTCGGTGTACCACCACTAGGGTCGTAACAGTAGAGGGCAAATGCTGCTCCGGACTCCATGACTTGAGCCCAACGAGTAACACCGTTATTCCATCCAAGAGTCAAATGTGTCATTTGTTGACTGACTGTNCCGCCCATGAGTCTGATCGTATTGCCAATTGTACCGCCGGTATTACGATCTAACGGAGTGACGTTTCCAGTGTGCCACAGTGTGAACTCATTGGCGATCGAACTGTCAGCGTTATAGCGCCAAATCTTGACAACGTTGTTATCCCACGTAGCATCCGATGGATAACCAAAACCCAATCGGTTGACTTCAGAGAAAATACCCCAACGACCTACACCGTTGTATTTACCACTGGTGAAGGGTCCAAAACCCTTCGTGATTAACGGCATTTGATTAGCAGGAGTACGGAAACCCATGCTATCTGACGTCAACGGTCCGGTCATGACACCACCGGACTTGTCTAACGGACTAGGAAGGTTCTTCTCGTTCCAATCCCTATACCACGTCGCTAATCCGTTATCAGCCGTCTGACGCACGAACGAGTTACCGACGTCACCAAAATCCACTGCTCGTTGGTAAGAGTAGTTATTGGACGTGTTAGAGTGGGTAATCGCCGAGTAATGGTACCACGCTCCGGAAGTCACTGCTAAGGGTGGGAACCCTTTTCCGTCAGGTACTGCAGTTGCTTGGTACAAACCCGATACCAGTCGTACGGACATGTCCGATAAGCTGGTGATAGACAGAGTAGACGGTACGGTGATATTTGCAGTACCATCGAAAGCCACGCCGTTGATAGTGCGCGCACTGGCCAGTTTGGTTGCCGCCACAGCGGTGGCTGTCGCGTCGAGCTTACTAGCCGGATTAAAGTTTCCAGCATTCCAGACAATCTGACCGTTGACGAAAATCTGTCCCTGACCTAAATCGAAGTTACCGTTCTCATCAAAAATGAAATACTTGTAAGCTCCATTAACACCCGTGCGGATATTCCACCGACCAGCTAACTCAGAGTAGAAGTAAATGCCGTCGGACTTCAGACTGAGTGAGTTATAAGTCGGGTCAGTGACTGCCTGAGGAGCTTCGTTGATCTCCCTCCACGTGGTACCAGCGTCGACGGAGTAACGTCCGTCGTTTCGTAGACGCATGTGCGTGCCGGCGGAGTTGCCGACATACAGCACACCACTGGCAGGTACGGGCATCTCGGGATTCAGATTTCCACCATTCCACACCGTTTGTCCATTGAACGTCAGAGCATTCGAACTTACTGCCCCGAGTGATAAAGACAACACGTTAGTGATGCTAGTCAACTCTATGGCGTTACTCACCCCATTGATAATCAAACCACCGACCGATGTGGTTTGCCCGTGTGGCGAGGTACTTAGACTAATCCCACTCGTCCATGTGTTGGTGGCAGAAAGCGCTCCTACCCCCGTGAGTTTCAACGTCGTGTTTGAGAACGTGACATCACCGGTGAACTGACCTCCTATCACGTCCATCTTACCTGTTAGAAAACTCGGTAAGTTAGCGGTTTGCACCAGTTCAATCCAACTAGACCACACATTGACGCGTTGCGTTCTGACAAAAATTCTGTCGTCGTAGGTGCGGTAGATTTGCTGTACCCCACCGCCCGTAGGTACGACCTTAAGAACGCCTTGTCCTGTAGTTGAACCCATCACCGGATAGTTCAATGCCCCGCGCCCGAACGCGCCCGTGGAACTGTAAATGCCGAAAGTCACCACGGTGTTCAAGTCAACCGTGTTATCCAAGTCGTTTTTGAATGACAGTTTACTGTCCAGTGACGCTTGGAGTCCAGCGGTTTTCGGGATCGTCAACGCGGCATCGGCCACCGACGTCGCGAGAATCACATTCCCCGTACCGTCAAAAGACGTTGCTGATGACGTGATCGCACCTGATAAACTGAACGTGCGGGCATTGGAGAGCTTGAGTGCTGCGCCAGCCACGTCGGTCTTCAACAATAGCGTAGCGGGATCAAGATTTGCTGTGGTCCAATGTCTATACCAACTACCCCACGCACCGGCGTCTTGTGAACGCGACCAGANTTCGTCCTTACGCAGCGCGAGTTGGTTCGCGTAGTTTTGAGGACCGTTGTTGAGGATCGTGAAATCAGCGCCTGTACTCGACGGTTTGTTCGTCGTCGTGACGTTTGACTGCAGGAACACTGCTCCTGTCAGTTGATTCAAGTCTCCACCATAAGTGGTGATTGGACTACCGACACTGAAACCCGTGGTCCAAACCAAATTCAAAAGGTTGGAGTGTCCTTGCAGTCGACCTTCCAATCCAATGATTTTGCTCGTCCCCAACGTATTGTCAGCAATGCTGGTGAGCAAGGTCGGATTACCGCTACCGTCCATACTGACACTACCCGTCACCGGCCCCAGCAACGACAGTGTTCTAGCGACTGGCCAGATGGACGGTATAGGGTCACCTGTCAGTGTTGCCTCCAGATCCTCTAAGCGCTGGATCAACGGGGCGGTGATAAAGTTACCCAACACCCCTAAGGTCGAATTGACAAGACCTTGTGCGGTGATGAGTGTGATCTGGTGATTATTCGCCAGTCCTTCGGATCCGACGGTTGGAAGAGCACTGAGACTCTCATACTGCAATGACATGTCAGACGTCCTCTATCGAAGGACCCGAATCAGACGTTGCTGGAGTCGGGAGGGTGGAGGCTAAAGCGCTTTTGAGTTCGTCCAGAAACGCTTGCGAATGGATCGTCTTGCTCAGTTGCTGGACAGCTAACCAAAGGCACGCTACGAGTTCGACATCAGCGACCGTATGGACAGCCTCACCACCGTTCACGCTGTGGTCTTGGACAAACCCCGCGTCGATACCAAAGCGCTTGGCGACGCTCAAGAGCTCTCGCGCTTTGAAACCAAAGTGTTTACGCGTACCAGCTTGGCTACCGTCAGATCGAATTCGCCGAAGTTGGTTTTCCTCCACCCATCGTAGTAAGTCGAGACCGTACTGACGCTGGGCTATCTCGTAAGCCTTCTGATCTTTCAACCAAAGGGCTTTCGCCGATCTATATGCGATGAGTTGCGGTTGATATCCAGGATCGCTGGAAGGTACGGTGGGTGGCTGAGGTGGTTCGCGTAACGCCAGTGGCTCGCTCGGTTTAGACGCCCAGTCCACGTAGCGTTCGCGGTGATCGTCTTGGTATTCCACAGGGTTGATATTCAGAACGAAATCCAACCCAAGTGTCAACGGTTGTTCCTGGAAACGATCACGGTAGTCAGCGCGCCGTTGTAAAGCGTTGTGGCTGTAGACGTGGGTGCGGTTATCGCCTAACACCACTTGATGGCTTCCTGTCGGATGTGTATGGGCGCCGAGCAGCGTCACGTTTTCCAAGTCTCCCACCAAACCCATGCCCGCTTCATTACCCAAAACGGTCACGTCCTTAAGAGTCTTCTCAGGTTCGAATCCTGCAAAGGGTCCGACTAAAACATTCCCTTGACCTTGGAGTTTCACACCAGCACACAGACCAACCGCTACGTTAGGGTATTCAGGGGTACACTCTGCCAATGCATCGGTACCTAGTGCCACGGAATCCGAAGAGCCCGTCTTTTGTTTAGACGCATAAAAAGCCAGACTAAGATCCGTGACCAGATCCGTCAGGGATTGCACTTGCTCTTGCAACGCGGCGACTTGGTCAGCCAGCGACGGGGTGGGGGTTTCAGAAGTCATCGTCAAAGCGTCCTGATAGAGGCATTCTCTGGACACTTTATGGCCCAGCACACATGATTAGTCGACCCTGACGGCCTATAGCCTGGTTCCTTTGGAAAGGAACCAGGCTATAGTTTTTATGTCCTACAGGGTCTGCGTGATCTGCAACGGTAACGAAGTGCCTAACACAAATAAGGGGTGGTTGATACTAGCTTTTAAGGTCATCTGACGATCGACCGGAATTGGTTGGTCGATCAATAACCCCTCGTTCAACACGTAGTCGATACCGTCCAGTTCAAGATTCCAGTATCCCGGTTCAATCAGTAGCCCGTAACTTGCTAAAAGGAAATTAGCAAATGACACGTACTCAATCGGCCATGAACCACTGTAACAGGCGTCTTTTGGTAATTGGTCTTGGAGGTTCAATTTATTCACGTTGAACGTCATGGGTTCGACGTAAGCCGTAAAACCGTCCTTGACCTTCGGGGAGACCGTGACTTGCGTCACCAGACCATCCACCGGACTCCACGTCAGGTCCACATAGTCCCGCTGGAAAGCAATACCGTGGTATTGCTCCAGCGCTTGTTTCAACACATCGCCGGCAGGACTGTTATATACGTTCTTTAAACCAGCCATCTTAAAAGCCTCCTTAGGACGTGGCTAGACAATCTAAACAATGCGTCGAGTCAACGTCGAGAAGACCCTTTAAAGGAATTCGTGAAAGAGGCTGCAGAACGATCAAGCTCAAAAACGATCCCGTGGTAAAACGCCCGGAGTCTGCCGTAGCGTAGAGTTTGAGTTCGACGTAGTTTGAGGTCAAAGGTACGTCGATCAAGTCGTCGTCCGTGAGACCCACTCCGCCTAACGTTTTTGCAAACTCTAACGGTTCGACCTGGAATTGATAGCGCGTTTGCAGGAGACTACGTAGTTTACGATACGTGAAGGGGTAGTCTGCTTGGACCGATAAAGCGTACGGTAAGAGCGTGTTCAAGTTGTCTTTGACATAGGCGAACGTAAAGCTCCCTTTGTAAATACCGACGGTGCCGTCGGGAGCTTCAGCTCGTGAAGTCACTATCAATTTCGACTCCGGAGCATTCAAACTGAACTCAATGAAACGTGTATCTAAAGGACGCGTTAGGAGTCCCAAGAAACGTTGTGTCACGGCATCCAGTCCGGAGAGGCCGAGTGTAATGGGTGACGACATACTCAGCTCTCCTTAGGGTACAGATACGGTGAAACTAAATTCAGTGGTCGTCCCTTGCTGGTCGATCGCTCGCAAAACAAAATGACGATCCCCCGGTGTATTACTGAACGCACCTGAGACCATCGGATGGTTAGGATCTGGTACCGTCAACTCCGTGGAATCAGACCGATCTGTCAGTTGGTAAAGATAGTCCGGCACACCACCAGAGATCTGGAAGGTGTAACTGTAGGGTTGTCCCCTAACGCCTGCTGGCGGATTACCTTGAAGGACCAGAGGGCCAACCACGGAACGGTATTGCAGTAAGTAGCGCACTTTCGTACCTACCGCATCAGTGACGTCGTACGTCACTGAGTAACGCCCCGTGGAATCCGTCGATCCTTGGATTACTGACCCTACCAAGGCATGGCTCGGACACAAAGCACCGGAAACGAAGGTGAGGGAATACGGCGCGACTCCTTCACGGGGTTGGAGGTCGAAGTTGTACGGAGAACCCAATACGGCATCGGGTAGAGTTTCATTAACAATGATTGGTGCACGGTAATGAAACGTCAGGTTTCCTTGGTAAGCCGTGTTGCTTGAGCTGACCGTGAAGATCACCAGTCGATTACAGAGAGGGTTGTAGGGTTGGACATCGTATCCCCTCGGTGAGCCGTTGTATTGAACCACCGCGTTGTAAAGGTTCGTGGGACTGGGGTTATTAGGATCAGTCACCCATTCGTCGGGACCGCTAAAACGCAGGTTGAGCCCCACCGGCAAGGACGTCAAGATCGACGGAGCAGGTAACGTGTTCAACCATTTGTTCCATGGTGTCCCGTCACTGGCATTGATCACCCCCGCGGATTTCAAACGCGGTGCGGGCGTGTAGTCACTGGTGGCGAACGTCGGGACACTATACGGTATCAGAAGGTCCTTGTCGCCGTACACGCTGTCAGCCGCGGTTAAACGAACACGCGCGACTTTNGTCGCTGCCGGCACCAGAACGTTCAGNCCGGTCTTAGATTCGTCCCGAGAGATTAAAACGGCCCCACGCGCATTGTAAGGCGCTACAGCGGCGTTGTAGACCCAAGGGCTAGCGGAGCCTTGTTTATAATCCCCTAACGCTCCTACGGCCTTAGAGAGCCACTGGAGCAGAGGATGATTCGGCGAAGCCACCGGTTCATTCAATGCAATGTTCAGTAGATCTGCGTAGAGGCTTGTGGCGTTCAAATACGGCTGATGATCCTTGGTAGACCATACCACGGGTTTGAACCCCAATCTGTAAGGACCTGCGGGTAAGGAACCGGAGAGGTACACCGACAGATCCGTCAAATCAAGCAGTTCCGTACTGGTGGATCCTAACCACCGCAACGATCCCGCTTTCGCTTTCAGGATGTATGGCGCCGCGTTGTCGCGGTTGATGTCTTCCAAGACAAAATCCTCGTCTTGGAACACAATCCCTGTCCGACGAGTCAGCTCATCGAGTAGTACTCGTGTGGAGGACGGCATCGCCGGTCGGTATCCGCCGAGTTTACCCCCCAACGTGGCGTCCACGTCCAACCGGTTGAAACGGAAATTCACCACACCTGGATCGGCGGTACGATCACTACCACTTAAAGGCTTACGAACAGAGAGCTCCACTTGCGTGCGATGTCCTGTTAGAGCTTGCGGAGGCGAGACTTGAAGGGCACTCGCCTCCGAACCGTCAAACTGAGTGGCGTTCAGATCGTTCACCATCCGCACCACTGCCCCTTTAGGTGACAAACGCTTGAGTTGGTCATTAGTGGCCATTTCTAGGTCCTTAAAGGTGAACACGAATGGCCACTTGGCCTTTGTAGCGAAGGGAATCGGGAAGCGCTTGGAATATCAAGAGCTCACTGGGTGTAGTGAGAGTCAATGTCTGGTGCACGTAATCGCCTGGTTCGATCACGATCGCAAATATCGAAGCGAGTTTGGCGGCAATCTCTTCGGTAGTGTACGTCGGCGTCACTTTGAAATGCAACCCTAACGCGCCAAAGGTATCGCCAAGATCCAGTCGTTGGTAAGATAGACTGATCTCGCCTTGGTAATGCCAATTCGGATCGTTGTAGGCTTCCGGGTCAATATACACAGGAATATCGGTGGTCCCGTCGGGATGCACGACACTGGTACCGATCAGGAGGTTATCAGCGTCGTCCGGGGACACCAGGGACTCTCGCACGATCACTGGCACGGCAGCGGCGTGGGTGAGCGCCAGGAGATCTAACGATGAAGTCATGGGGTTTGTCTCACGGGTGAATAAGGGTATAAAAGCGTAGGGGAGGGATTCCCTCCCCTACGGGTTTGTGATTATGGACCGGAAGGGTACGTGAACTGGTCAAGTAGAGGAGGCGTCTCGGATGGATTCACCGGTAAGGTGAATATACCCAGAACGACTTCATCTGGCCAGATCGGCGGGTACGACAAACCTTCCAGATACAAATCGTACGGCGTATCTTGCGGACGTNCTGCCCAACGATCNACTAAAGTCGTGCGATCTTCAGCGGAGAGGCCGTAGTGTACGCTCGAAAGTGTCGAGAAGGCTTCCGCCAACGGNGTGGAACCTTCGGGTGTGTATGAAGGACTGTCGGTGTCGACGACGCTGTCCAACCCACTCAATGGGAAGTTATCGTTCAACACCGTAATCTCCGGTAACTCCACGCGATAACGGTAAGTGATCTGACCGTGGACACGCGTATCTAGGTTCCACTCCACACGATCGGTGGACGTTCCTCGTACACGCACGTCCATGTCATCAGAAAACATTTTGTCTTGGATGTCGTCAGTGATCCGTGCCTGAGCCGCGACCGACAGAACGTCCCAGTTCAGACTGATACCTTCGATCTGATCACCACCTGACCCGAAGATATCACCGATGCGAGGCATCGGCCAATCGGTCACAATCAGGGGTTGAGTATTGATCGACTGCAGATACTGGACACTATAGGACGAGAGCGTGGACATGATCTTAAGCATCGCTGCTTGGATGTCTTTCAGACTCGTCGTGGTGTTAAGGTTAGCGCCGGTGGCGTAAGACACCAGAACGTCCGCCAACAACCCTNCTTCGAGCTCGGAAAAACTCGGCATATCCAAACCGCGTTCGGTGAACCAGTCGTCGAAGCTTTGCGTCGACCCTAAGTCACAGTCGACGTGTTGGTAGAAATGTAGTGCTGCCCCTTCAACCTGGCCACGTTCATCTTTGTGTTCTCGCGTTGCCCAGATCCAGCGATGGTCCAGTAGCCCCTGATGAATACGTTTGACATCTGTGTAGAAGGCTTGAGTGGAGATATAGTTCCCCACCGGCGTTACCGGTCGAAACAACGCATCTACCACAGCTGGATTCAGTAGTTTACGGTCAATCAACCCTTCTATCTCACTGCGCAGAGGCATCTGTAATTTACGTACGAAATGCGCTGGCAGTACCGGTAGGTTATGGATCTCTAGCCCGTAGGCTTTGCTGAAACTGTACACGAAGACGATAAACGCATCTCGGACTGAGAGTACCAGTGGCGCGCCTGTTTTAGGGTTGTCTACCGTGATGACCGCGGTATACCGTCCCACAAAAGACAAGTAAAGCCAATGGTTCAGTAGCGTATCGGCGAAAGTGAAGATCGTGGCATCCGACGTATCGAGAACAGCGGACTCCAGAATCTTGGTGTCTAGACGATCGTCAGGACTGTTCTCCATTTGTTCACGGATCACCACGGCCGCATCTTCCAGCACCCGACTGTTACCCTTGGCTACGATCTCCTCGGCGTCCAGCATTTCCGTAACCGTACGAGTTTCGACACCTGCCGCTGAAAGATCAAGGTTCAAGGTGTCTCGAGCAAATTCGATGCGTGGAACGAGTTCGCCGGGCATCTCTTTGAGCTGGTGCCGCATACTCCACTCAGCAAGTGGTAAACTGCGTTCGGTCAAGATGTTTTGGATCAACGAATGGAAGGTGGATTGTTTACCGGCATTACGCTCGATGAATCGAATCTGACGATACAACCAAAGCATTTGCTTTTTCGTCATGTAATCCACCGCCCAGTCCAGTTTCTGATGACTGGCTAGGTACTCACGAATATGATAGGAGTGAGCGTAATTGGTATGACAATTACCCAAACGAATGTTCATCACCACTGAGGGGATGAGCATGTATAGTTGAGCCAAATGTGCTGCCACGTAAAGGTCATCGACCTGAGCATAAGCACGCACCAGCCAGCGTCGTGAGAACACCTGACACCACGCTTCCAAACGTGGAATCAAGTTCTCTTCATTAGGCTCCACCAGCTCACTGTCGAAGTACAGGATACTACCGTCCACAGTGTCCACTGCGTCTTCGAACGCCACGGGGTTTAAAATACCGCGGATCAAATCCTCTTGATCTGGGTATCGCGCAACCAGTGCTCGGTAATACGCACCGAAAGTCCGATACTCACGTAGCGTCGCGAGATGGTCATTAAGTGTTGCTCGAGTAAACGCGATGTCTTGCGTAGTGTCGAGCGACTTGACGGTCATCGCCTGGTCAGAGGAATGGTAATTACCAGCCAGATGTAAATAGTACTTCCAGGTACTGGGGTCGTTTTCGTTGACGTCAAACCCATAGTTTCTGAGTTCACGGTTGATGGCGTCCGCTGACGCACTACTTTTGACGACCAGCGTCCTAGAGAGGTCGAAGACCTTCCTACGGTAGATGTCGTATTGCGCCTTAGACACTGGGCGTCTCCTAAAAACTGTTTCTAAACGAGGTTAGTGAACATGTCCGACCGTCACATCGGGTCATACGCCGTCCCTACGGAAGTCGCCAGTCAGTTTCGACGGTTGACGCCCACGGGACGTCACGCGGAAATCGCGGCCCTGACCTCCAAACTGGTACCCGAGCTTGCTACCCAGCGCTTTGGTCAAAACTTCGTCATCGGTGGTCATCGTAACCGACCGCTGATCTCTCCCGATATGGGACTACTCCAACGTATTTCCGATATCACCGCTAATGACGTTTCAGATGCCCAGACGATTTTCCAGCTCTTGCCGGAAACTGAACTGGCGATGCAGATCCTGGTAAGTTCGATCCTGGCACCGAAAGATCTGGTGACCTCGAATGTTTCTATCACCTTAGGACCTAACCGCTTTAGCAGCGAACTCGGCAGCCAAATGCTAGCTGTCGTGACCGATCACTTTGAGAAGATCTACAAGATTAGCGATCTGTTGAAGCCCAGTTTGGACGATGCGTTGTTCCTGACGGGTTCGTATCCACTTCTGATCCTTCCAGAGTCTTCCATTGATCGCGCGATCAATAATCCTGGTCGGGTATCTTTTGAATCCGTCCGTGACGATATTGATGCTCAGGGTAATGTGCGTAACTTGGGTTTCCTTGGTAACGCTCATAACGACAAGACCGGACCGGTAATTAACTTTGGCTTGGAAGACATTAACGGTGCTCGCGCCTACAACCCTAAGGTTACTGAGCTGTGTGTCGATCTCGAGTCGAAACTGGAGATCGTCGACAACCCTAATCTCTTGAAAGTCAACGCGCTCCAGAAACGGGTCACCGCGGATAAAACCTACCACTTGCTCGGTCGTCGCAAGATGACGGGATTGGTCTCTACAGAACTCAAAGTTTCCCAGGAGGCCTACACCGCTGCCACCCAGATGGGGTTAGGAACGCCCTACGGTACTGCGACGCAATACCAACCGGTGCAGTTGATCTCTCCTGCTCACGACATTCGTCGGGCGTCGATCGGTCATCCGTTGGTGATGAAGTTACCTTCCGAAGCCGTGATCCCCGTTCACCAACCGTCCAATCCGTCCAAACACCTGGGTTATTTTATCATGGTCGATGCCATGGGTAACCCTGTGAACTCTGCTCGTCAACGTGACTTTTACGCGGATATGGCCAACTCCCTCAACCCGAACTCGTCCATGGGTTCTCAGTTGATGGCGCAAGCCAAACGCAATATCGAGGGTCAAGCGACGGATCGTCAACACGAGATCGACGAGATGGCGCGCATCTATGGACAGTTCTTGGAGAAGGAACTGACCGATCGACTCCGTAACGGTATCTACGGTGACCAGGTGGAAGTCACCGCTCCCCAGGAAGTCTACCGCGTGATGCTCGCGCGTTCGTTCCAGAACAAACAAACTCGCTTACTTTACGTCCCGGCTGAAATGCTCACGTATATTGCGTTTGACTACAACAACTACGGCGTAGGTCAGTCGCTACTTCAGAATTCCAAGATTCTAGGTGGGCTTCGTGTACTGAGTTTGTTTGCTGAAACGATGGCGTCAATTAAGAACTCGATCAATCGTACGCGTCTGGGTATTACCCTGGACCCTGATGACCCTAACCCCACCCAAACGGTGGAGTTCTTGATGGGGGAATACGTCAAGACTCGTCAGGGAAGTTTTCCTTTAGGTGCAACGAATCCTACCGATATCGTTAGTTATCTTCAGAACGCTTCCACTGACGTGGAAGTTCAAGGTAACACCCGTTACCCTGAGACTAAGCTCGAGATCACCGAGCGTCAGTCACAGCGCGTCAAACCTGACGACACGATGTCCAAAGATCTTCGCGACCGTCATCTGATGGCCATGGGGCTGTCTCCGGATATGGTAGACGCAGGGGCCAATGCGGAATTCGCTACGTCGGTCTTAGCCAACAACCTCTTGCTGGCTAAACGTGTGTTGACTTATCAGCAGGTCTTCGAAGGTTTCTTGGAAGAGTTCATCAAGAAATACATTTTGGCAGACGGTGATCTGATGGATCAACTGCGACAGTTGGTGCAGGAATACCATGGTCAGCTCACGAAGGATCAGAAAAAAGCCGAAGTTCTGGCGAAAGACGCCAAGACGCAGCGGGCGTTACTGGAAGGCAAGCGGGTGTCGCAAGAATCCATCGACGAACAATTGGAGTCTCTGGAAAACATGAACCAGGACGCCGTCGTGATGGAGTTCCTGCAAGCTCTGGAAGTTGCCTTACCTAAGCCGGATATGGCGACGATCAAGTCGCAGATGGACGCCTACGACACGCAAGAACAAGCTTACGAGAAAGCACTCGATGCTTATATCAACGATGCCTATCTGGAATCAAAGGGATTGGGTAGTTTGTCTGAGCTCGTCGCTCCGGTCAAGGCAGCAGCCAAGGCCGAACTCCTGCGCCGTTGGTTACGTGAGAATGACGTCTTACCAGAACTCGATGAGCTCTTGACGGGCGACAAGGACGAGTCACGTGACTTGGCCAAGGACGTTTCCGACCACATGGACTCGATGGGTGATTCACTACTCAAGATCATGTATCGGTTCGCTCAGCAACGTCAACTCAATGATCCCGCTGTGGTGAAGCTCCAGAAGATCCTAGAAGAGTCGGGGACGGATTTCGGTGGCGGTAGTTCGAGCGATAGCTTCAGTGCTCCTGATAACTCCGGTGGTGGCGACTTTGGTTCTGGCGAAGACGGTGGTTTCCCTGAGATGCCGGAGATCGGTGGTGGGGAAACAGAAGATAGTGGTGAGACTACCGAAACGGATACCACGGATACCACGGATACCGACTCGTCGGAAACGAAGACCGAGGAAGATAAGGACAAGTCGTTGGAACCCGGACAACCACCGTCATTTGACGACTCAGGATCTCTGTAGAGTCAAAAAAAAAAGAGTGGTTAAAAAGAGGGGCCTCCAAAACGGAGGCCCCTTTACTAAAGGCATTCTTAGGCACGCTTACGCGTGCCTTTATGCCGCCTACCTCACCAAAGGTGGTGTGGTGAGCTCGAGAGCTCGGCATTGCGCCCTGCAGAGCGCAAGACCTAGATCACTAGCGTTGGCGTCGTGGGCCGTGGCGTTTGGTACGCGATAGTTTAATCCTTCGGGCAATTTGGGAAGCACGGGAGGGAGAGATCTCGAAGGCTACTCCGATAGCCTCCAGAGTCCATTCCGCTTCGTAGTGAAGGCTGATTGCTTCATCACGCAATCGAACCGCGGTGGTTTGTAAATGAACGATCTCCTTAAGGGNGCGTCCGGGTAACGTAATGTCCGAGTTCTCAATCGCCCGGATACTGCGTTCAATGAGTCGGGATGCTTGGATTAGATCCTCGGTGATGGACATGGTGAGACCTCTGAGCAGCATACGACCTACCCACTCCGATACGGAGTGGGTAGGTCGTAGCGTTATGTCGTCAGTTCAGACGGAACGGAGCTTTGTGGATAAGGATAGCCTCCAGGTTCAACATTCCTCGTACGAGGGCGTAGACCACCCCATCGCTTGTGGCGATGTACCTACCGCGGTAGACCAAGGGCAGGTCTAGCGTGCGGTTGAATACAGCCGAGAAGGTTTTGTACAGAGCGTTGTGTGACGTTTCCTTGACCATCACCCCGCTATCGCCAACGTCCAACCCAAGTTCCGAATTGGATACCGGCAGTTGAGTCACGGACGAACGCTCGCGCCAGATCAGGACGTTGTCATCGTCCTTCAAGTCAAGCAGCTTGTGAGCGGCAGTCAGGTCGTCGGAGCTGAAAAACGTCAACGCCTGAAAGATCATCTCTTGGGCACAGTCTTGGAAAGACTCCAACACTTGACGTCCGTGTTTTTCGAGCAGCAGATTCCTGAGATCAGCGAAGTCTTCGTAGAAACTGTCGATGCTCCAATCCACCAGACCCAACCGTTCTTTCAGGAATCGGTTGATGACTTCCGTCACACGACCGTTCACCGCCTCGAACAACTCCTTACCTTGGAGGTCATCCATGCTCGCGTGCAGTTTCTGGAAGTCCTTGGATTCCTGCAACTGCGTCAGCTTCACGTAGTCCGGTTCCAGTACAGTGGTGAGGATCGCCTGATCGACATAGAGTTCGAACGCTCCAGAGTTGATCTCCGGATTGTCAACCTTCAATCGTACCAGGCTACGCTTCACACCGCGTCCCAGGTCCGTAGTGAGCAGGAACTGATCCGGGGCGGTAGCGGTCACTCCCATACCTTCGCCGTCCTCGTAGAGCGGCTCCGACGTCGCCAGAGGGCTGGAGGGATTCGGGCGCAGCTGTTCCACCAACTGCCAGGCGGCGGCGACCTTTCCTTGATTGGCTTCCACTTCCACCTGCGCCTTGCGCCGCAGTTCAGGATCGAGTTCGTGGTCGAGGTATTCCATCGTGGGCTCCCGTTGGATGGCTTCGTAGGACACCGCACCTTCCGGGGAACGAATCTTGAACAGAATGTGTGTCTGAGGATCGTACAACGGCGGTGCGGGTTGAGTCGGATCGTAAGTGATCTTCCAGTTTCCATCCTGACGCGACTGATAGACCGGGCGCAGCTGGGTGCCATCCTCGAACAACACCCAATCCCACAAACGGTCCAGATCACGGACCTTAGGCCAGGTCATGTCCGTACGAGCAGAGGTAAATACGATGCCGTCCACGAGTGTCTGATTCGGTGCCATGCGCGGACGTTCCTCTTGCGGTGCGTGAGTGGGAGTGTGGGGGTTGGTGAATTGACGACGGGGACGAACATTCCCCGATCCATCAAAGCCTTCCGCTTGGGGTTTGGTAGCGGGCGTCGGGCCATCAGCCCAGACCGACGAACCCAGACCAGTATTGCGTGAACCCATGCGGTTTCCCGGCCATCCGTCTTGGGCAGATTGATACTGCATACCGCCAGCGTTACCACCACCGGTTTGAACGGGTTCATCCCAACGACTGGCGGGTGCTGCGTTGTTACGCTGCCAACCCTGCTGACCACCACGACCCATGGCAGCACGCTGGGGTGGTTGCCAACCCCGTTGCGGTGCCGCCGCCCCACCGCCTCGATTACTGTGATTCCAGTTACCACGTCCCCCGTTGTAATACATCTGCGCTTCGTTCTTGACACGCTCGAGTTGTCCGATATACGACTTGGACTCCTCGAACATCTGTTGATTCACCACTGGGGCAAAGTCGTTCTGGTAGGTCTGGACCGCGTAACCCAGGTACGCGTTCACCACCATCCCTACACAGTTGGCCATGCACTGCTCGACTTGACCCGGCCCGAGTTGCTCGGCGTCGATGTAATAGGACACGACGTTCGCAAAGGACTGAACCACTTCCCCCAGCGCGTTGTTGTCGGACTCCAGCAAGTTCTTGAACAGGGCCCGGGCTTGGTTCTTTGTCGCCCCTTGCGTGACGTTGGCCAGCACGTAACCGGTGAACAACGGAAGGTAGTCATTCAGATGCGGTGGGACGTCCACAGGGACGACAAAGGGCGGATTGTGCATCAATCCAGACCCGGCTCGATTATTCCACATGGTGATACTCCAGGTAGGCGGGGGTGTTCTAAAGGACACCTCAGGGTGAGTTTACGAATCGCGTTGGATCAGGGCTTGGGTAGGCACCGTGACATCTTTCAACGCAGGATTTTGGAGGATTTCGTTGTCATGGGCGGACAACAACGTGAAGGGGTTGAGCTTCGACCGGCCCGTGGGTTCGGCCTTAGACATGCTGTTATAAGACCCCACTTCAGCCACCGAAATATGCAAGATCTTCGATGGATCTTCCGTGGAGTTCCGAGTTTTGGTGGTTGCACCGGAGGATGCTTCTTGCAGGACGACGTGAGAGGTCACCTTGAAATACAGGTTGTCCCCGGACACTGACACTGCGTTGACTTCACCGTGTTGACGATTCATCCGCATCACGGTATTGGTCTTGAGCGTCTTGTTCATGATCTTGAACAGGTCGTCTTTGGTTAACACCTTCCGTTTACGATGCGACCCGACGGCGAACATGAACCGATGGATGGCGTACGTGAGATCGGACAGCACGTATTCCAACGTCATCAACTTCTTGCCGTANCTTGACGACAGTGTGGTGACGGACTGAGACATGTAGTCGTCGTAGGACTCGATCAGGTGCATGAAGAGTTGATACACGTCTTCAATATACACCCCCACATCCGACAATCGCTTGCGGGTCTGTGGNCCAACGTAGTTGTCGAGGGACCCCATATGCGAGTTGATGTCTTCAGCGAGTTTACCTTCGGAGATACCCGGTCCAAAGACCATGTACCCCAGGAGAATACGCCACAGGCGCGGCTCGTCGATTTCGTCGGGAGTCACGCGATCCGGAAAATGATCCGCCACGTAGTAAAGACCGCCCACGAGACTGGCTACGGTCGGTGACCAGGAGTCTTTGGGAATGGCCAGACGGATGTCTGGGCCCACGTAATACTTGTCTCGCACACTGCGAGGTTTGAACATCGTCGAACGACAGATCAACCAGTCCTTCGCTGGGTAGGCTTCCGGNGTGATCTCCTGTGCCCCACCGACCACGACTTGGGTGTTGGCGAATTCGGAAAACACACGCGTCAATCCGTATTTCGCAAACAAGTAATGTGGCAGTACGGTATTGCATCGTACGTCGTTCTTGGAATCCGTTCGGCGGGCTTTCAGTACGTAATGGTGGACCTTAGAGTACACCACGTCCACGACTTCTTGATTGTCGTTCACGTAAAAGTACTGTGGGACGCGCCGGAATTTCAGGCGATCCCAATCCACTTTGACGAACAGATAATCCGGTCCGATCGAAAACGCCTTATCGGTCATCACTGGGGAGATGGCGAAATCCGATCCCCGTAAGGTAATCAATCCCCCACGCCGCACGAACGGCAAGACGATATACCGAGGTGGTAGCTGTTCGCCGTTGAGTTCGAACAACAGCTTCACCATGTACACATCAGAGCGGGCATGTTCGATCGTATTGCGTTTACCTGTACGACGAACGTTCTCGAAATACTCCTCTTTGGGAGTACACGGCGCCAAGCGCACAAAAGTCAGTTCCGGACTAAGCTCTGCACAAGCTGTCCGGAGGACTTGGTCGATGTATTTCTCCACATGCTTCATTTCTTCCGTCGCCAGTCCTTCGACGATACGACGGTTAAAATGCGGTATACGCTTGTCAACGAGATCAAACAAGACTTTGTCCATGTGGCTCCTCTTGAGGTTATACCGATTTGAGTTTCTTATAAGCCGCTACGATAGTCGCTGCGGTGGTGATCAACGTAGGAATCAGTTTCAGCAGCTCCATACTCTCGCGACGCTCATGACCACTGGCGTCGGAGAATTCCTTGAAGAGCTGCATTTCACGACGGTAGTTCTGCTCACGTCGTTCGAGTTCGGCCGCCATCAACTTGTTGAGTTGATTAATCCGCTGAAGCTGATACTCGTAACGCATGGTTTCTTGACGCTGGACTTCTTTCTGAAGATCGAGCTTGGCTTGCTGTTCTGCCAATATCCGTTCTTGTTCGGCTTTGGCTTCTCGAGCGGAGAGTTCATCAAGCTTCAGTTGCTGTAAACGCTCTTCGTATTCCCGCTTAAAACGTTCTTGAGGATTACCGAGGGTCTGGGCTTCTTTGTACGTCTGATAAAGTCCCAGTTTTTCATCAGCTTCCTCGAAATCGTAATACTCCACAAACGTGTTGTGGGGTACAAAATTGGAGGTGGTGCGGTGGGTGGTAATGCAGTACACACCGTCACGTTCTTGGCTGGTATCAGTTAATACTTCAACCCCGTGTACAGTACCGTTGATATTGATAAACCGATTACCGAATGCNCCGATGGAGTCTCGGATGTACACTCCGTAGAAGACTCCTTTGCAGGACATGTCTTCATCNAATGCCTGAGCGTCCCGAAGTCGCTGTCCTCCATAGGACCGCGGATGCGGTGCGGTAGAGGCTTGGTCCAACACCGAGAGTTGCAAGTCGAGGTTTTGAAGGTAGAGTACTCCACCTTCCTGATCGAAGTCGCTGGCTGGAATGTGATACTCGACCCAGACGCTCTGCACCCCGCCTTGCACCCAACGATCTTCGGAAGCCCTTACAGCGTCCATATAGGCCTTGGCCTCTAGCGACGTTGCCTGCCCAAGATCATGGGATAATTCCGTGACGTCGAGATTTACGTCACTTTGAACGTGTGTCTTGAACCGGATCACAAAGGACGGTTCCACACACGCATCCCGCAATCCTTCTTTAGGACGTTTTCCACTCAAGGGGCGACGTGGAGGATGCCGAAAAGGAATGATCAGACGTAACCCTGAACGCGTGATCACCGTCACGGGACGGTGGATGTGATTCAAGAACTGGTAAGACAACTCCGCCGAGCCGCTCACCGCCATATCTTGCCCATCAATGATGGGTATCACTTTGGTACGATACGTTTTAGCGTGAGTCGGTGGTGGGGACATAGTTGAACTTTCCTAAAACCCGTAGAGACTTTAACAGGAGACTACGTAGGGATAATTAGGGTGTGAAAGACGTTTGAATCCCACCGGCAGCATAAAAAGAGGAGGCCGCCCTAGGGCGGCCTCCTCTCACACACAGTCCAAGTACAACGTCCTTTAGACGATCGGGTACTTCAGACCATCCAGGTACACGTTGCTCACACCCGCGATAGCCAGCGCCGGGGTGGCGGTCTTGTCGACCAGCGCCGCGGTCAGGCCCTTGACGGTGATGATTGCCAGCACCGGCATGTTGTTCAGGTGCAGAGTACGCGGCTGAACGGTGGCTTCCTTGGTGGTTGCACCGTTACGGCTGACCGGCATGGTCGCGATCAGTTCAGACATCCAACCGTGCGTACCGAAGGTCAGCGGGTCCGGACCATCGGCGTTCGGACGGCTCATCGAGATGATGATCTTGCCGTACACACGACGGTCGGTCGAGCTCTTGACCACAGCCTTGTCGAACACCGTACCGAAGGTGCGGGTATCGCCGTTCACCAGCAGGTGACGGATCAGCACCTGGTCGGTACCGACCAGCAGGATCGGAGCCTCACCGGCCACGCCGGTCAGGGCGTCGATCGCCGGCTGGATCTTGGTGTACTGGTACATGCGGTAGGCGATATCGCGCACCGCGTTCACCAGGGTCGCCGAGACGTCCATCGCACGATCCTGCGACTTCACCGAGTTGATGCTGGTCACGAGGTCCAGATCATGCTCTTCGAAGAACGGATCAATCAGGAAGCGACCCAGGCCGCCCACACCGGAGACCTCACCGGCCGGCAGAGCGGGACCCTTCACGGCCTCACGCAGCTGGTCAGCGATGTCGAAGATCGCGGTAACGGCGTTGTTGCTGTTACGCATGCGCGCCGCAGCAATCAGCATCTTCTGGTCAGCCGCGTCGCGGCCACCGTCCGAGGTCACCGGGGAGGTGATGCTCAGCGGGCTACCCAGCGGGATCGAGTACCGCGAGGTCTCGTAGACGGCGTCCAGCAGATGACCGCGAGTACGCTTGTTGGCGTTGGTGCGGTTCACACGCAGGGTGTAACCGACCACAGCCAGCGTAGCCAGGTCATTGACGATCGCCAGACCCGCGCCCGCACCGGTCGGGATCACGTTACCGTTGGCGTCCTGGATGCTCTGGACCGACACCGAAGCCGCCCAGACCTTGACGTTACCGAACTCGACGTTCAGCTCGCCGGAGACGTTCAGCGACAGACGCACGGTGTACGAACCCGAGACGATACCATCAAACTCGGTAATCGAGCTACCGTCGACGGCCTTGGTGTTCTTGTCGATCACCAGGTCAGTGGAGGTGAACTGCAGACCCATCAGACGGCTATTGCCTTCCACGGTCTTGGTGAAACCCGAGCGCGCCAGACGACTCACCGGGAACTCGACACCCTTACCCGCGCCCACGGCCAGGTACAGGTTGTCCAGCACGATACGAGTATCGACGTCATCGCTGTGGTCGATCACGCCCGCGCCCACCAGCGGCTGATACTGGGAGATACCGATCAGGTCGATCTCCTGGTTCAGCTTCAGCGGTGCCGTCGGCACGTCGTAGTTACCGACGCGCTGGGTGAACGGAGCCACCACGGAAGCGGCCACGAACTTGTCGGCGTTGGAGTTGTCCGACTGCACTACCGGCACCAGGCGGGTGTGTTCGTCAGCCAGGACGGTGTAGTCCACCGCCGCGTCGATCAGGTTACGCTTGCCGAAGTTCACCTTGTTGCCATTGGCAGCATGACGGACTTCATTGAAGACCTGCATGCGAGCCACGGTGATATCCAGACCAGCCTGGTCCGGGGAGACCACGGTGGTCGGGAAGAACATCTCCGAGAAGTCATCCTGGCGCGAGGCAAAGATGTTGAAGATGATCGAGAACGGCAGGTGCTCACGGAGCTCCTTGTCGTTGAACGCTTCCATGGCGACTTCGCCACGGTAGTCCATCGAGGCAGCGCTGTCGCCCGCCTGGCTGTCGATCACCGATACGCCGGGTTCAGCCTGCGCCTGACCCTGATAGGCGGCACGAGCATAACTTTCCGGATCACCGGCCGCCATCGCAGCCATCGCACCGGCATCCAGTGCGGTGTCCAGACGCTGAGCGGCCACAGCCTGCTCTTCGGGGGTAGCATCGGCATCGGCTTCCAGACCGAAACTCCGGCCCAGACCCTTGATCGAGCCCAGCTGCTGCTTCAGAACGTTACGTACGTTCTCGAAGGTGTTGTTCAGGGCGTTGGCCGAATGGTTGTCGATGGATTCCATCGAAACCAGGTTCTTGGTGGCGGAACCCGAGACGAAGTCCTCGCCGTTGGTGCGAATCACGGAGGCCAGGTTCTGGGCCAGCTGGTTCAGCGGCGCAGTCTGACGGGCCTTGAGCTTCAGAGCCATGTTGATTGTTCCTTGGAGTGTGTAATGAAGGGCAGCAGTGTAGCCAGTTCCCCACCGCTTGAATTGCAACAGTAGGGTCCTGAGCGCGCTGCCTTTCTTTCGAAGGGCGAGGACGACAGAACCACCACTCTAACGAAGGGTGCCCATACCATATTTGGCGAAACCGCCACTTTGGGTGCGGACACTCGGCAGTTTATCTACCAAATCATTAGGCATTGCAACTACGTGTTTTGTTACAGTGGATGCTTAGGAGGGGTTACGCACCGCACGAAACCGACTTAAGCCATCCGAGCATCAGAGGCGAACCCATGACAGACTCGAGTGGCTTGAATGAAAGCAGCTGTTGAATCAGGCGATCAAAGAATACCTGTTCACAGGCTGCGTTACCCAGACTGGCGTCGGCACTAGCCGTGTGGGTAACGATAATCAAATCTTCCTCCATACAATCACTGGAGAGAGTACCACGCTCCGTGCGATAATCCGCATCGGTTCCGTTTTGCACCAGTGAGTTGTACTTAGTCAACGTTTCCTGGGAACGACCGGTCGACGTGAAGGGGATCGCGGCGTTTGGACCAAACAGCAAGTTCGGTAATGTGTCTTGTGCTGCCTGAGGCATCGGGCAATGTCCGGGTGTATTGCAGAACAAATAAAAAGCAACGTCATCTGAGGATAGTGTGTCCAAAAGTCGTTCGATGTTCCGGTAGTCGGCGCCGTGCAGATCCGACTGCTTCAGCACAGGGTAAAGGTGTTGGGGGACGTACACGATGTTCATACGAAAACCTTCGGTTGGAAAGAGAGATAATGGATCCTAAACTGCTGTTGGTGAAGATCGCCACCTTACTTTACAAAGAAAGCCAGCTAAACGATCCAACGTCCCAGTCGTCGACTTTGATCAAAGAAGTGTTAGGAACCGTCAAGATCCCAGAGACGTCATTGGATCTGGACCGTTCCCGAGAAACGCTGCATAACTTGCGCGTGACGATTGGATGGATGAGTGAGCAGCGCGATGGCGCACTGGACCGTGCTAGTATTCTGCAGCGCATACGCATCAACACCGCCGACGACGAATCGCTTTTCTATGCGTTCGAAGCCGGTATTGAGGATTTGGAAGACCCGGAGCAACTAAAGCGTCAATGCTTACAACTTCGGATGGAACTCCGGGATCATATCAATCAGACCAATATTCAAGAGATTCTGAGACAGTTCTCTCATCAGGTGAACTTTAAACCCGAATCCGTGGACTGGCGGTCGGTGATCTCAGACATGAATCAGAAGCTCGAACCCTACGCTAACAGCTGCGCAGAGGAGTTCAAGATTCCGGGCATGTTGAATGTGGTGAATCTAGCTGACTCAGACAACGTCCAGTCGTTGATCCAGCAAGCGGCTAAGGAAACGTCCAAAGACGGTATCCTACGTTGCGGTTACCAAGCCGTCAATCGCATGTTGGGTGATCACGACGGTTTCCGTCGTGGTGAGTTCGTGATCGTGGGCGCTCTACAACATAATTACAAGACGGGCTTTACACTCAACCTGTTCAAACATTTCGCCTTGTACAACGTTCCGTATCTGCGAGACCCTACAAAGAAGCCGTTGCTCCTCCATATCTCCGCCGAGAACGAACTGCATCTTAATATCGTGCAGCTCTACGCGTCAATCTGGGAGAACGAAAATCGTAAGGAAGCTGATCTCGGACAGTTCAATCATCCTGATCCTGAGATCCGTGCCGCAGCGATTGCAAAAGCCCAAACGTACATTTACGAGAAAATGTCCGTCAACGGCTACCATATTGAGATGGCTCGTGTGGAACCATCGACGTTCACGTTCCAATCGTTTACCGATATGGTGGCGATGTATGAAGCGCAGGGTTACGAAATCCACGCCATCGTGTTTGACTATTTGAACATGATGTCGAAACGCGGCTGTCAGCAAGGTGGCCCCACAGGTTCCGAAGTCCGTGACTTGTTCCGTCGCATTCGAAATAATACAGCGCCTCGAGGCATCACGTTGATTACACCCGCACAGTTGTCCACGGAAGCAAAGAAGCTCACCCGTATGGGCATCAACGACTTCGTCAAACATCTCGAAGGTAAGGGTTATTACGACAGTTGTGGTACGATCGACCAAGAAGCGGATCTGGAGATCTTCATCCATATCGAGAAGGTCAACGGGGAATCGTTCCTAACCATCCAACGCGGTAAGCATCGTAAACCGACCAATACTCCCGATCGTTTCCGTTACACGGTTTTGCCGTTTAATCCGATCGGTGGTGTGTTGGATGATCTGTTAGGTCGTGACTCTTCCCGCCGGGTGGCAGGTGGTGGTCCAGAGGGCAGTGGTGAAGAGATGCCTTGGTTTGCCACCACAGGCACCGAGACCGCTTTACCGATTTAGAACAAAAAAACAAGTTGATACTACTCTCCCTGTACTGACTTCGAAGTCAGTACAGGGAGAGTATGGTTTGTCGCTAAATCACTTGACTGTGTGCCGACCACTCGCCTGGTCCGATGGGACGGTATTCGATTTCGAAGAGTCGCCCGATACTGTCTTTCGTACTACGTGTGATATGCGCTACCGTACTGAAATCTATCGCGTTCAGCACAGCCCCCAATAGCTCATAGGTAAGAGATTCCTCCTTCCTCTGTTCTGGACTTTCGAACGTGGGGATCAGGGAAGTGAGTCGTACAATCTCTCCGGCCTTGGTAGAGAATTCGAGGTCTTCCGTGGATTCTTCGAAAAAAGCATCCGGTGAAGTGTAACAGACGATGTTCTGAAGTTCATGGCGCAGGGCGGATTCGTCCATGGTTATTCCTTTCTAGTGGTGTGCGTTAGGATAGTACGTATTTCAAGGTCACTCAAATCCCATTTTATGGAGGGAACCACGAAGAACCCCGCCTTTAGAAGCCGAAAGGTACCTCCTTATCCTTTAGGAGCTGGTAATGATTGGGGTACAACTGCTGGGACTCCTCCTGCTCAAACATGCGATACTCGCGCACGTCATCGACTTCGGTTACAGCGCCAGTCGGCGTGCGTATTGTAAGTACTGGTTACTCGCTCTATGCTTTCAAATCTTAGCCGAGCTCACGGGCACTTTGCTCGTGTTGAATCTTCCCGTTACACTCCACCTCAAAGTCGTTATCGCGATAGAGTGCTTAGGGTTGACTTTAGCAACGTTAGTGGAACGCCGCTCGTCGCTACCTCATCTTCTAAGGAACCACATCCTTTGTGAACTAACATTGCTTGGATTGTACGTAGTGATGTTAGCTTTGGTGCTATGACAGTTCCAAGAAAAGAAGAACGCATAAACCCCCACCTACCACTGACGGTAGGTGGGGGTTTATGACGTCAGTACATCCGGCGAATGCAGGATCGCTGAAGGGATCCTGACAAAGACGGTGGGGTGACAGGGAAGCGACGTTGTAGGTAGTCCTGCGTTTTCTTCAAGGACGCGTTGCGTTTTGTCACCGTTTCTTCGTCCGGAAGTCTGGTAAGGTCGAAGGGTTTGAGTTCCTTACGGTGGAAGCTATATTTCCCCCAGAGGATAGAATGTACGTTGAGACCGTCTTCGACTGACAGTTCGGTTTTGATCGACCAGAGGATCAGATTAGAGCACAATCCCGGACGACGTAGCAACCAGCGGTTGTGGATGCGAAAGGTGATTTCGCGCAGAATCCATTCCCCGTACTCACCACGTTCGTAGTAGCGTACCAGTCCGTCAGCCAAGTCGTCCTCGACCCCCGTCTGGACGTAACCGACGCGTCCTCTGTATAGGAAAAGATCGAAGAACCGATCACCAACCAGCTCGAACACCCGAGCCATTTTCCCACTCAAGTGTTTGCTGATGATACGCATGCCAATCCAAAAACGATAAAACATGTTGTACTGAAGCTTCTGCATGTCTTTAACTCCATCATGAGGTAAGTCTTGTACTCAGGAGGGTAATATAGTTTTCAAAATCCCTGGCTTCAATGTGTAAAAAGACTGGTTTCACCGATGGTATGAGAGGGACTGTCGCCCCGCCCTTGATATGCCATCCGCCCGACCTACTTAAAGGAAAGTGAATCATGTCCAGTAATGACAAGCCGGCCGATCTTCTGATTGGTGGCGAACAGTATCTGACCAATCTCATCAACACCACGAACGGCACGTCGTTCGTCTATACGGACTTGGTGATTGGATCGCCAGCGGAAACCGAAGACGATATCTACAATACCGATATCGACGTCACGTTCCCCGTGGCGCCGACCCCCGGTGACCCTGCCCCCGCGCCAGTCACCGGTACGGTACATTACGGTCGTTTCGACCTCGGCCGTTTGTTCTCTAATCGCAACATTCGGATACACGACAACAACTACGCCACGACACATGCGTTATTGGCCCCGTTGTTGAATGAAGCGCGTTTGGCGTTTGAACCGGATGATATTGTTGATAGTGCGCTATCGGGNCCTTATCCGCGTCGGGTGGTGCTGAAGGCTGCCCCATTATCACTGCGCTTTATCGGACAGTTCTCGCTTGAAATCGCGGAGGCGGTGACGTACGACGCCAGTGTTGTTTCAGCGGTCGTGGTGACTGAAGGTACGAAGCCGTCTCAGAAAGCACTCAAGACTGACGGTACTCTGATTGTAGGCGAGCACAACTCCGCTGAGCAGATGATTGTGGCCACCAATGGTGAACTAGAGATCGCTGGCGCCGCGCGGCTGCTGAAATACAACGGCGTGTTCAAACCCACGAGCAGTGCGTACTACATCAACGTGGCGGACAACGATGACTGGACGCTCCCGTTTAGCTTCTTGCTGAAAAACACCAAGAACGCGGATCGCGTGACGGATCTCTACGATTGCTTCGTCAAGGTGACGTCGGTGGAAGCCAATTCGTACCTGAACTTCCAGCTGAAGCGTCAGTACGGTAAGCTCCTGCTGGAGGACACCACCAACCAGATCACTATCACTGATCCCGCGGCGTATAACGAACAAGGGTCGCTCTACCAGGATCTGTTGCGTCCAACTTATTACCGCGCTAAGTTCGGTAGTATCGCTAAGAACGCTCTGGGCGCCCCCTACGGGACGTTCGAGGTTGAACTCAAGGCAGTGTCCAAGAACGGCGGCGCAGACGTTGTCGTGGCCTTTACGGTCCACGTGGACGGTCTACCTGATACGCCGTAAGCATCACGTTATGAGACTGCCTTTGGGTGGTACTCGTTTCTAACCACCTTTTTCACAAAGTGAGAACGAACATGCCCTCTCCAACGAGCACGAAAGCTCAGCTGGTGATGCTGATGAACGATTCCCTCAATCAGCAGTTCATTGCAGCAAACTACGCCGAGGGTGATGTCACCCTGGGTGCTCCTCAAGTCAATACCGACACGACCCACCCCAACCACGACTTCAACACCGTGATCTCGGCAACGATCGGTTCGGGCGAGACTCAACAGGTCTTCACTCTGCACTATAATCGTCTGGACATCGCCCAGCTGCTCGCGCCGCGCGGCCCGTCGATTGACGGGGACGGTACGGAGACCAGTACGCACGATACGCTCCCGCTCGTGAACGCGCACATCGGTTTTAANCTGGATGNCGCCGACGTCAGCGATGACCTGCTCACGACGGTGGATGCCGACAANAGTACGATCACCTTGAAGGCGACGGCTACCAGTCTGGCGGTATACGGTCAGGGCGAGCTGAACATCACTAACCCGCCAGGTTAATGAACTCGGGTTAAAGAAAGAAAGTATTACTAACCCCCTACCCTCCTGCGTGGAGGGTAGGGGGAGTATGTTGTCATTCAATCTTCGTCGTCTTCAAAATGCTGGTCACGGTCAGGGTCAACATCGGCGCTGCTGGCTTGTCCGTCTTCAACGGCTTGATGGAGAGTTCGAGCGCCTTCTGGACACAGAGCAAAGGGATTGTTTCGACACTGCGAACAGACATCCAGGTGTTGATGAAAGACATTCTGGTCAATGGACACGATGGTTTTCCTTCTTCACTGCGGACATGGGCGATCGACGGTAAAATAGTCTGTCCCAGGGAATGAACGTCGTGTCGTTGGGATCTTTGGGATCATCGAACGAGTCAACTGAAACCTTTTCCCAGAGAATTTGATCGTCCCCAATAAGGAAGCTCGAGGGAAAGAATGCGTCAGCGTGTTCCACTCGCGTACGGATGGTGCTCAAGATAATTTGCTGAGCGCGCGGGTAAACAGCCCGATACAATTGCTCCCCGCCGATCACAAAGACTTGACGATCCGGACCTTCGAATTGGTTCAGGACGGTCTGCGCAACTTCAGCTTTGCGCAGGGCTTCTTCCAGCGAATCCACCACTTCCAAAGAGGTGTTTCCCTCTTCGTCGTAATAACTCGGTGGTTGAAAGGGTAGTGTAGTGGACACCACGATATTGTGGCGCTTGGGGAGAGGTTTGGATCCCAGACTCTCAAAGGTCTTACGGCCCATGATCACGATATGTCCGGTTGTGGTTGTGCGGAAGCTACGCATGTCTTCTTTGTGTTTGAACAACAGGTGGTTCTCGAAACCGATGGCGAAGTTTAAGTCGCAAGCTGCGATCAGCGTGATATTCACAGTAAAGTCCTTTGCAGTGCGCATACTGTCCTCTGTTACCGTTTTTAGGTAACAGAGGACAGTAGCGTGGTTATTCGGCGTAGGGGTTTGGCGTGACAAATTCGCGAGTCATCAAACGGTCTAAGAACTTCTGATCATCTTCGGAGCGGTTCTTGGCTGGTATCTCTCGGACGTCTTTGAGCGTAATAGGTAGGTCCGGACGCTTAGTGCGTAGATCCTCGACTTCGAGATCTACCTTACACCATGTCCGGGGGTTACCGGACTCGTCGTAATACACGTCGATTTCCCAAAGGAGTTCGCTCTCAGGAACCTTGAACACGTAGCGGGTCTTTAACATTCCGCCCGAGGAGAGTTTCTTAAACTCCTCCATGATGTTCTTACCGACCTTCGGTGGTAACTCCGTTTCGGTTTCGAACAAATTCCCTTTGTCCGGTTTGTAAGTCTTCGTGGTGAGGATATACGTCTTACCGTCAATACAGCGTATACGCACACACCCTGCATATGGCGACCCGTCGGATTGGTGGCGGATCTCCCATTGTTCTTGGTCTTCTTTGGAGTCGGCTTTCTCAAGCTCCTTAAAGTCCTGGATCTTACCGTAGAGTACGATCTCTTTCTCTACACGGGTCTGTCCATCAGTCACGCCTTCGAGAGACGCTTGGATACCTTTCAACAGAGGAAACGAATTCATAAACGCTCTCAAAAGTGTTCGGTCATAAGATTCCCTCCTTACCGACAGCATGCTCCAGGGGCGGCGGACCGCCCCTGGAGCACTCACCTCACACCGTCATCCTTGCCGGTGATCCTGCATCACCCGAGTCTTGCTAGCGATGGCCAGGAACTCCACCAGCTTTTCGTTGCGTACCGGCGTCGGTACCCGCAGATCACTGGTCGGCAGAGAGGTGATCTGGTTCTGGAGCGCACGAATCAACGCCTCCTTACTGTCGCCGCCGGCGAAAACCATCGTCTGCAAGAACCCGTAACCGCCCCAGTATCCGCGGTTGGCGTAGCTCGTCACCGTACCGAAGAGGTTCGTCACTACCGTGGCCAACACCACCAAGACACCGGTGTGGAATTCCACCACCGCACGAGCGGCATTCACGATGTTCTCCGGTTCCAGGTACTGAACCCCATACTCGCCCTTACAGAGCAAGTAGAGATCATCCTGGATCTTACTGATGCGAGCGTAGGGAGTGCGCTGCGGACGCGTCTCTGCGGACTTCATGGGTGTCTTGGCTTTGGAGGCCGTCGGTTCACTGCGCACCTTGGGTTCCCGCTTGGGCGGCCACTGAGCATCCTCGGGCAGGTAAAGTTTCTGCTTGGGGTGAATCAGGTCGGGGTTCTCCAGTACGTTGATTTCTGCCAGTTCCGTGAAGCGACTGGCGTCCTTCAGTACTTTCAACGCAATTCCCGTCAGCGTGTCACCCGGTTGAACGATGTAGTACTTCCGCTTAGGTTGTGCGGGAGGTTTAGTGCCTTCCATCCGAGTTTTGACTTCATGGTGCGGCAGCCAGCTCGTAGGAACCGAATCGTACGACGTTTCGGAGGTCCTGGTGATCAGCGTCAAGGTAGCGATACGGAATCGCGTCTTGGGTCCCAAGACGCGTGACATCACCGACTTCCAGACGCCGGCAGCCATGTCACTACCGGTCATGAGCTGAGAAAGCCAGATGTCGTCAACCGACAGAACGAGTTTCGGCACGATAGCGCCCGAACTCGCCAATACCTTCTCCACTGCCGCCCCGCGATTGGGACCGCTGGGCGCAGCGTGCGGCAGCTTGTCCAGGTCGATAGCGTACGGAACGACTCCGCGGTACGAATTGGCCCGGATCACCAAGTCAAACTTGATCGGTTCCTCATTCGCCAGCTGTTCCTTACGGGCCCGGTATTCTCCATCTGTCAGCGGTTCGGCTTCCGGGTCATCCGCCTTGATCGCCATGCGGGATTCCACTGCCGCTTCGGCAGAAACCGGAACCAGTTCATCACCCACATTGACGTCGGTGACGGGAACGGTGCCTTCGGTAGTTTCGACCAGCGTATCGGTGGGTACCACAGCGGTGGATTCGGAAACAGCCAGATCGTTTTTGTCGTTCATTTCGATTTTCCTTGGAAGCGAGGTAGTAGAGTGGATGCGAACTCTACGTGGATGGTTGGTAAGACAAAGCCAACCGTGGTGGGGTAAATGACTGTCGAACTTACCCGAGAAGACCTGGCCTTACAGAACCAGGGTTAAGCAGACGGTAACCAAGTGTTGTATGCCTCGACGAGGCTAAACGGACCAATCCGAAAGTCCGTGGTTTCCGCGAGCAACAGATTCGAAGCATCCTCAATACGTGTGACCAGAGGACTGGCGTAGATGATTTGAAGATCCGAAACTCGAATGACAAAGTAGGACGGACGCTCTTCTTCNGGTAGGTTCATGTGAGCATCGAGCGATGCTCGAATCACCTCCAGCTGGAAAGGATAGAGCGAGAGCTCGATCTTCAAGGAATCGGGTTGTTCGCGATATAACTCCAGCGACCGATAAGGATAGTCGGCCTTGGGAGTCTCCACAAACTTCCCGTCGGAGGTAATGCCGTAAAAAGGCATTTCGCCCAGATCCAGTGGTTCTTTCGAAGCGGTAGTTTCGTTTGACATACAGAACGACTCCTAGAAAGATAGACTACGCATTCATGAGTAGCCTATAAACTAAAGGGAAGTAAGATTTATTTACACCTCGAGCGTCACGTAGGGATAGTACATACCTAAGAAACGGTGGAATCTGACTCGGACGAACTGGAGGCGGTGGTTTCGAACGGAGCGAACGTACTTTTGATTCTTGTTTGAAAGGAGATATCCACGTCGTCGAGTTCGTCGTGAAACAAAGCCAAGATTCGATCTCTACGCAAATCGAACCCTAGTTGCAGGAACGTGAAGCGTCCAAGTAGTTCCTTGAACAAATAAACCGCGAAGGCTCCGTAAGGATTAATTTCTCCGAGCCGTTCCTCCAGGAAATCAAAGAACTGATTGTTTGCCCACACATCGAATTCGGTGATGTCTGCCGGTGGGATCAAAAGTCCTTGATCTTCAGTGATTCGTTCAAAGGTCGATTGATTGTCGGTAACCCCGACATCCACAAAAGGCTTTTCTGCACTACCAAACTTATACAGTACATGATCGTCTTCTTCACGACTCGCCTTCAGAAAACGCAGTGCGGAATCCGGAGGGGCGCCTTCTGGCATGGAATCTTTGAAGGCTTTGTACGCTGCTGACCGAAAGGCGGGAAGTAAAGCGTCTGTTTTGATGAAGATGGAGAAAGCTTCCAGCCGTTCCTTCCCTACCCGCCGCCACTCTAAAACTTCTCTTGAAATGATTTTTGACATGGTCTGCATAAAACCCTGTTCCGTAGGGAACAGGGTTTTATCTCCTTGTGAGGATTAGATTACGTAGCCAGAGCAAAGAAACGATGTTGTCCAATGGAAGCACGAAGGGTTAATCGAACGTTGTGGTGGGGGGCTTTAGCATGTCGGAAAAACAAGCTGTCGGCGATGGGATTGGGTACGGTACGCGAGAGTACAGCAATGGCCACCATTTGCGCCTCAGCGTACGCGGCCTGATTGCGAATACGGGGGGGCTTACCGGCCCAAGAGAATTGGTAACGACCTCGTCGGTGTTGATGGACGACACCGCAAGCGGTGTCCGGGTACTTATCGTGCCCCATCCGGTTGAGAATCACGTAGGCGACAGCTATCTTACCCCGACGCGATTCGCCGCGCGCCTCGTAGTAGATACCCTCAGCCACACATTTGATCTCCGATGCGCTCAAGCTCACGCGAGCACGATCGGCCAGAGTGCGTTTAGTGTAAATAGGCTCCTTCAGTACAATGGGGGGAGGGNTGAGTTCGATAGATTGGAAAACAACGTGGATTGGTGGAGGAGTGAAACCAACCACCGGCTCAGACATGGACGTAAGGCGAGGGAGGGACACACAGGCGTTGAGGGTTAAAGCCAGGACGGCGGTGAAAAAAAGTCGAAAGGTTGAGGACTTAAACATCAGCGTTACACTCTAAAAGAAAAGTACCTTAAAGACGATTTGCCGGCATCGCAGCGCGGTTAGGAACCTTTAAGGAGCTCTTTTTGGCGGAAAAGGTAACCGATCCGCCATACGACCTGGTGTTTTCGAAATCGACGATTCATTGAGAACCATCGCTCGAAGCACCAAGGGAAGTATATCATTAGCGATACCAAACCACGTTGATGGGAATTCCATAAGTACTAGAAAGCCCCCGCATGGTTGCTACGGCCAATCCAGACGTGGGGTACGATATGGATTCTTTAGGGTCAGTAACCCAGTGCTCGTGACCGTTCACATAGTGGCCAGCGTAGTACTCTTTAAGTCCGTCACGAACGCGGATCACACGGTAAATTGGTGAGTTGGGCTCATCCATCGTTGTCAACCTCACCTTATGAAGAGAGAAGGCTTCCCATCCGGAGAATGTATGTTTACTGAAATGCTCGACAAGTACCTCGTTGAGGACTGGCGTAAGGCACCCAAGTGGTTGTCCGTGTGGGTCTTGCTGTTGATCGGTATGGCCCCGGATCTGTTTAACCTGGCCGTACAGTACAAGCTGATTACAGCGGCTTCCGTACCGGGGATCTTCGAGAAGGCGCTGAACCTGGCGGCATTCATCGGTATTGCTGTGCGCATGATCGACCAGGCAGCGATTGCCAAAGGTCTCCTGCCGGCCAAGAAGGATTCCGATAGTTCGGACGGCACTCCCCCGCCTACTGCTGGTTGAGTCACCCCGTAACAAACCATGGGGTAGGTCTGTCAGAAATAAAGCATACACCCTCCACGAGACTNTNANAGTCTCGTGGAGGGTGTATGCTGTCAAGCCAAGACCAACAGTAGTTGGGAGATGCGTTCGTATTCTGCGCACTGACGGGCGTAGAGACGAAAAATGAAAGGTTGGAAGCGCCGTAGTCCTGAGGTGAGGCGATTTTCGATTTCTTGAATTTTTAGCCGTAACGATCTAGGTGTTTCGCTACGAATACTTTCACCGTAGATCTTGGTGTAATGCGAATGGATCAAAAACCGTGCCCGTTCACGTTCACTGACGGAATGAGTGCGGACCAACGGTTCGATGTCTGCGTGTTTTTTCTCTAACCACATGAGCCCTGTTCCCCTGTAAGAACCTACGTCCATAGAATCAAGGACTTAGGTATTCTTACGAACGCTAAACTTTAAGGGGACCTTATCTAGGGGTAATATGTGTTTGAAAGACTGTTGAGTCGAGAGTATATCTCCCAGGGGCGATAAAACCCCTGGGAGATATGATTGGTTTAAACAGCCGTGAAGCCTGTAGGCGGCGCGTACAGATGTTCCGCCGTAGTAGCTATCGTGGCGTAGTTGGTTGTATCCGAACTCTGGAACGAGGCACCAATCATGATGGGATCGGTCCCACCAAGGATAAAGGTTTCGCCCGTACCCGTTGCCGGGTCAGTAACGAAATCGGCCATGTCGTTCGTTGCGGCCCAGACCTGACGAGTGGCTGGGTCAATACAGACCCGCATCACAAACGCATCCGCACCGGCAAAGTTCTGCACGGTACCCGACGACGCGGTGGCTGATCCGTAGTTTGCGTTCCAAGTGAGGCGATTACCCCAGTCCATGAGTAACGCATTTGGAGTATCCCAAATCTGGCCGGCGTTAACGCTGGTGATGTCTTGCGTACTGTTACCGGTAAAGACCAGTAGTGTCCACTTGGAGGTANCCTGAACAATCTTCATCTTGACTTCGAAATAGACTTTCTCCGTCACGAGGTAGTTCGACCAGACACTAGCCCACTCTGTCGCCGAACCCGTAGCTACCGAGGCGGTAGTCTTGTCAGTGGAGATCTGAGTGTTAGCGGACGACGGCCCGTTCCAAAGGAGTTCGCCTGAACCCTGAGAGGCACTAGTAACCGTAAGCGTGGCCGGATCAGAGTTTGTCGTACCTCCGCCGTTAGTCGCCGCGCAACGGATCTGCCAGCCGTCCATACTCGTATTCACCACCGGACTATAGGTGTCGGAAGTCGCTCCGTTGATGTCAGCCCAAACCCCACTCACCGGCTTATTCTGCCACTGGTAAGTAATCGGGGCGTCACCAGTAGCTGTCACGGTAAAGTTCGCCGTGGCGCCGTCGGTGAGGGATGCGTTCTGAGGCTGAACGGTGAACACCGGAGCACTTACGGGTGTGCCTACGGTGATAGCAACGGCGTTGGAAGTCACCGAACCCACGGGGTTAGTGAGAACGCAGCGCATTTGTGCACCGTCATCGGCCAGAGCCAACGTGCCGGTATAGGTCGACGTAGTGGCACTCGCGCCCACCGCGTTATTCCATACGCCCGAACCGGAGGCTTGATACTCCCACTGATACGTGATCGGAATGGATCCGCTAGCGGCGACGCTAAAGGTGACCGTTTCTCCTTCGCTGCCGGTAAAGGGCGTCGGTTGGGAAGTGATCGTGATCGGTGTGGTGCCGTCATCGGGGCTGTGCGTGAGTGAACGCAGTTCCACAACGTACTGGGTCGTACCACCGGAAATATCCAGACGATACCCACCGTCCGTGAAGTCCGCGTCCTCTGCCGAGGCTTGGACCACGGTAAAGGTGGCGCCGGCAGGGGTGAGTACCCGAATCTGCAGATCACCTGCTGTAGCCGTGTCTCCAGAAACCGTCGGAAGCGTCGGCGTACAGACCTGAAACACCGCTGTGGTACCGTTGGTAGTGGCAAACGAGTCGGAGACGGTCAGGATGCCGTTGGTGAAGTCCACCGAACGGTTCCACTGAGTGACTGTTGCGTCATTCATAATGTCCTTAAGATCGGCTTGAGCCTGGACATCACCGTTGGAGCCAATCGAGTGCGTATGGGCAGCCGTACCGTTCTTCTGGGCAATAACCACACCGGAGCTGTTCTGGAAACGCAAGACGTTATTGGACTTGACGCCCTGCTGAATGCCCGAGTGGCTGAAAATGTTGTTCGTGACTGCCAGGAAAGTATCCTTGTACAGAACAAACGAACCTTGTTCTTGATGGGCGTGCGACTGATCGTACGTGCCAGCGATAAAATGGAAGAACACTGCTGTGGGATCCCAAGCCGTGCGTGAGAACAAACTGCCTGTCCCTTCAGAGTAATACGACAACGCTGTTGGAGGCGTGGAGGTATTCGCACCAGCTGGCATCAGATTCTCAATGTGCATGAAGCCTTGCGACATTTGTTGAACGCTGATGTTGTTCAACCACCAACTGCCATCGTCATTAGCCGCTGAGTCGGTAGAAAGCATCCGCGAGCGTAACACCATATCGCGATGGTAATCGAACAGGTTCGGGAAGGACTCCCTCGACAGATCGCCGATGGGGCAGTACCGATTCAGTGTCGGCATAACAGCATGCGTCCAGTACTTCAACGTATCGTTGAGATGGCTACTGGATTGAGAGAGATTCGGCATACTGGAATCTTCCCAGATCTGATAGAACGCGAACAGACCTCGTAGCGAGATACCATATCCCGTTCCCTCACGACTACCGCCACCGTCCAGATTGGCGTAATACGCACGCAGCGCAGGAAGTTTCTCGTTATTGAGGAAATCAATCCATGTCTGGTTACCCGACGCCAAGGCCCATGTTGCTGTGGCCATCAAGAACGAATAATGGTAATTGTTACCAGGATCATTGATTGCCCAACCGGTCCACGGGAAAGCGTTACCACCCCACGCGGCTGTTGATGGATTCCATACGTTGTAAATAGCTTGATCTGCAATGGCAGCCCAACGAGTCTTCGTGGCGCTGTCGGGATTGCACCACGCATACACACGCGCCAGTGCACCAATCACGCTACCTACTTCGAGATAACTGTCGCCAGAAATCAACGTCACGTTCTCATTGGCAGCGATATTTGCCTCGGCCTGATCGACGTAGTCGTTGATACCTTGAATGGCCAACGTGCGGTACTTCTCGTCGTTCGTTAACCGGTAAGCAACCGCAGCTTGTTCTGGTGAATAACCATAGGGTGATCCGCCCGTTTGTTTCGCGTCAACGAAACTGATAAACGACTGATAAGCTGCCGACTGTGTATCGACGTAATTGAAATTCTCCGTCAACGCTAAGGGGACGGTGGGCACGGCGACAATTTGAATGGACGCGGTGCTGTAGACACCCTGAACGCCATTGAGTGTCGCGGTCTCCGCCACTCGTACCGCATGTCCGATATCGGCCGTTTGCGTCACATACGTCGTACTGGTAGCGCCGGCAATGACAACATCATCACGCAACCACTGGAACGTGATCGTCGGAGAACCCTGGTAAACACCCGGCTGGTAGGTCAGGATATTACCCATTGTTGTACTACCGGTCAACACCGGTGCTGTGGTCAGGACCGGACCTGGGGTCAGGGAATCCGCCGCGTTGATCGTCGAATACGCGCTTGAAAACCACCAGCCGTATTTACGGGCAGGTAGAATGCGGTACTTGGGCAGTCCTACAGTGGTACGGGTCCAGTCATCAAAGACAAGCTTGGCAACCGTTTGCATTTCAAAGATCACGCGTTGAATGGTACCGGTGTCCTGATTCAACTGTTGTTTGGCCCACAAACCCTTTTGCAGGACCACAGAGATGTCGTAACAATGTTCGGCATCTGACGCAATATCACCTTCCACGAACTGAGCACTGGTACCCACCAAATACGCAGGAATACGGAAACCAATGTAAGCGGGTTCTTCGTAGTTGACGTAGAAGCCGTATTGGAGAATGAAGTCGCAATAACGTGAAATCCACGAAAGGATTGACTGATTCCATGTCGTACGGTAGAGCTGGATCAGCGTCTCAATCACCAGACCCGTCATCCAGGGTGACGAGACCATCGTACCCGGACCCTCGTTTTCATGCTGGAAATACGTATGCAGGGCTGCACCGGTATCCACTGACATGGTCACGAGAAGATTAAAGTACTCGTTGGCACGGTTAAGATACGCGGCATCGCCACTAATCCAGTAATAAGCGAGCTGACCTTGCATGGCGTAGTTGAGATTACGCTCCGTCCACGGATTGATGTCTTCGTTCCAAATCGGAGGAAATTCATCATACAGGCCGTCAGCCAGCAATTTACAGGTCGGGCGGTACGTCTGGTTACCGGTCTCACGCTCGTACCAATATCCTACCAGAGGATACTGGTATTTCGGATCCTTAACGGCACCTTGGTTAGGTAAGAAGTACGCGTAGTCACCTACGGGCGAGATCTTACTGAAATAAAGCTCCGCCAGACTCAGCGCCTTGGCCCGGATGTCGGGGTTACCTGTACGCAGATAGAGCTTGTATACGACAGTAGCGCGATCGTACAGCCAAGGTTCTTTCACAGTGAGATCCGGACGCCCCCGTTCGGCGGTGTAGGAAAGCTCCGTGACGTTCACGCCGTTACCGTAGGCTTCACCGTACCACTCCAATTCCGTTAGGCCGAAATTCATCGCGGCGTCGTCGAAGTAGTTATTCGTCATCATGGGGTTGACGGGTGAGAACATCGGGAAGTCATCGTACCCGACTTGCACTAACACCCGACCTTCGGTTTCCAGCTGACCGTCAGAAACGGCATAAGTGAACTCCACCTTACCGTTGTAATCGGTCTCTGGGGTGAAAGTCATGGTTTGATCGACGTTCACTGTCACACTACCGTGATCGACCGCGACCGGTGTACCGATGACGATAGCTGCGTTGTTGACTTTGGTGACCGTCAGCGGATCGTCTTCCGGATCGTAGTCGTCGGCTAAGACCGGAATGATTACCGGTGTGTTAAGCTTAGTCAACATCACGTCGGGACTCACCACCGGAGGGTCATTGACCGACGTCACCTGAATATCAATCGTCGTCGCTTTGAGATCATCGCCATTAGTGGCCATGACGTAGATGGTCGGTACCGTACCATTCCAATTAAGGTCGGGAACGAATTCCCATTCACCATCGCTGTAAATAGTCACCCGACCAACCTTGTCGATTAGGGCGCGTTGACCAGACGTGTAGGTCCCACCAAATCCATTGATCCAGAATTCCTTCAAACGCACCGGACCACCGTTCGTAACTGCACTGGTGAAGACATTACCACTGGCAGTCGTGTCCTCGTTTACCGTCTGAACTACGGGTGACAACTTCAGTGAGGGGTTGTTGACTTTCCCTTCGATCGTCGTGACACGACCTTCGAGTACCGGAACGCCCACTAGATCACGTAAAACTGCTACCGTAGCTGGCGACTTGGTGGGTAACTCATTGACGGGGATTGGCTCAATAGCCATTGCTTAATACTCCATTTACATGGTACGTGTTAATTGGCGAGGACAATGGACGCGCCTTCGACAGTGGTAATTGGTGCGCCCTCTACCGTGAGTAGAGCACCTTGAGCTATAGCGGTCAGGAGGAGAGATATGGACAGCGAGCCGTTGAAAATAATCGAGTCAGCCCGTGGGGTAAGATCGACGCTTATAGAAGATTCCCCCTCTACCCGATTAATAGGAGTATCCAAGAATTCTTCGGGGTCCAAAAAGCGTCCTGCCCGTGCAGCAATACGCGGTACGAGCATACGTACTGTGGTTTCCTCGAGATCATCAAATGACGTATCGGTGAGCTGACAGTACTGATCGACGTCCAAGCGATAAAAGAATAGGTTCCGCTGAACGCCCGAGTTCTTAAAAGTTAAGGATAGTTTGGTGTTACGACCGTTGTCGTTAACCACCGTAACACTATCAACGGTAACTTGGTTGGATGTGATAACCAAATTACTCTTGACTCCCCATTCGTTAAGGAGAGTTTGCAGTGGATTTTCGTAAGGCGATGACACTACTGTCTCCCCTTTAAAGGGTGGGTGAGGACTCCTGTTAAAGCCGTACGAAGCATCCCTCCGTACGGTCACTCATAGGAATGAGTGACATAGACTCCCTCCTGGACTCTAATAAGGTCCAGGAGGGAGTCTATAGTCTTATCTCGTCAAACGTTGTAGATGAAACTGAGCACTCACCAGTTCTTCAGTGATCTGCTCTTCAGTGAATTCCTTACCTAACTGAATGTGTTTGGCGGTCCGACACCGATCTACCGCTCTAAGAAACTCATCCAGGTCACCCCATACCGTGTAAGGGTTGAGTTCGAAGAGCTCCTTGTCGGTTTCTGTCAGGCGGACTTTCAGATAGCACAGGTAATCGTCTGGATTCAAGCACCGCGAGATGGCTTCATGGGCGGAGTTAAACGTGAAGAGCTTGAGGTGTTCTTCCGTGTCTCCTGATCCGTAGCGGCGAATCTCATAGGCGTCGTAGTAGTAAATACCCATTCCCACTGACTCCTGTCAAGCCCAACTGATCTCGCAGGCTCCGCCATTGCATCCGACAGCCCCCATTGTGTCCACTTCGGTGTACTTCTGTTGGTTCAAGTCCATCGCGAAATCTACGAACTTGAGACTCTTCTCGATACCATCCCAACGGTGAAGGTTATACACGTCTTTGAGACAGTAAGAGGCTTTGAGTAGATCACCTTCAAAGTGCGCCTTAGCGAACTTCTTGAAGCGACGTACCCAGTCGCGCTTGGTAAGATCTTTGGAGTCTTCGGCGTTCAGTTCCTCACCGTGACCCATGGCCGTGTCACATGCAGTCCAGAGATTGCTGTTGAAAGCATGCATGCCGTCAACGATCAACCCAGAGGCGAACATCGAGGCGGTGCTATACATCTCCACGAGCTGTTTCGCTGTAAACACCTGAGTGAACGGAGCCTGCGGGTAATCCCGATCGCCGGAAGCACCCAGGAGCGAAATACCAGCGAAACTATAGCGGTTCTGGTAAATGTACTCCTCGACTTCTTCCCAGTTGTCCACTGAGATCGTGTTGGAGACGTTGTGGCGCAGACGCTTATCCGTGCAGAGCGATTCGTCCGTGCCGGTCTCCACCCAAAACGCCTGAGCGCGTTTGACGTATTCCAGCTGCTTGACGCCGTACAAGTCGCTCTTGTAGATCGACCCAGGTTTGGTAGTGATCGGGAAACCGACCACCACGTCGGTCTTGTTAGGTGACCACACCGAGTCTTCACACATCTTGGGATTGGTGGTCATCAAGAGTTCAGTGACAGCATCTTGCTTGTTCATCTGGACGTTACGGATGTACCGAGGTGCGTGTTCACCATGGATACCCGAAGCGCAACCCAGAAGTACGGAAGCATTTCCACTCGGCTTCACTACCGTGGAACGAGCAGACGGATTGATACCGATTAATTTAGCGACTTTTCGATTGACTTCTTTGATCAACGTGGCTCCGTCTTTGAGGTTGTTTTCATCAAAGAGAACCTCTGGATTGTTCATCCAGCCAGTGATCGAACAACCCAGAAGAGCTTCACGGCGAGTGATCTCCTCAGAAGCCGAACCCAGGTAAGCGAAGTCGGTGTAACCAGCCTGGAGCGTACCGAGAATGCCTGAAGCCTTACAGGCGTAAAGGAAGGACTCTCGATCGACGGCAATGCCGCCGTTGATTTCGGTTAGGTTGCATGCCTGGAAACCATAACGTCCATCTTCAGTAATGCCGCGCATACCTACTTCCACGCACGGATTGTACGTGAATTCCTTATCGTCCGTAAAGACGAATCCTGGCTCACCGAAGTTTCGAACGGACTGCATGATGCCAGCCCATTCGTCACGAGTAAGCTCGTCGCGGACGATAAGGACAGAATTGTTAGAACGCCCACGCTGGGGATTCTCGATGAACCACCGACCAGTCTTTGCCGCCAGCATCTCCTGATCGTCCTTGCTGAACAAGCAGATCGTTGCTGCTCGACGGATACCGCCCGACAACACGGCGTCGGCCATGTGCATCACGAAGTCATAAACGTCGATAGGACGCAACTGGGTGGTGATCGTGTCTTTTTGATTGGTGATGTGGTTCAAAAGTTCCCGACACTTCTCTAGAGAACGCACCAGTCCATCCGGACCCGGAGCCTTGAAACCACCTGAGATCAACGCTCCACGAGGACGGACCTGCGAAACGTCGAAATGGACTACCTTACCTTCATATTCCGGGAACGTACTACCGTGCGTCAGATACGAAGAAATCAACACGCCGAAAGCGTCAGCCCAACCTTCGATACTGTCGCCCACGATGTGTGCCTTAGCGTCGCCCTTGTTAGGCGCCTTCACCGGCGGAATCTGTGCGACATGATGTTTTTGTACCGAGAACCCCACACCGCAGCCTGCTAGCAGTAAGTACATGGTTTGCTGGAAGAACTCAACACGGTTAGCTGCCGTTGAACTACAGTTGTACAACTTCGCGTTGTGGGCGAAGATCTGTGGACCCCCAAACTGGAGCGCTCGCTGAGACCCCAAGACGCTCTTTTTCTTATAAGCGACTTCGGCGAAATCAATCAGTTCCTTTAGCTCAGGAGTCATCTGTGCTTCGTACTTCAAGCGGTGCATGTCCATGACACGCTCGACCGCTTCTTCCCAGGTCTCGTATCTGTTCCTTGCTGGGTCCCATCGCGAATATCCCATATAGAACTTGGAATCCGCCATCATTTTAGCGGCGCTTTGGGATGTTGCGTTATTCATGAAAAACTCCAGTGTGGACGGGGGTGTAGGCGTGTCTAAAAGAAACCCCTTTAGGCATAACCTAGAGCGAGTTGGTTTTATTCCACACCGTGCCCTCGAGAGAAAACGAGGGACAAAAACCCAGTGCATCTTGCGAGTGCACTGGGTCGATTCTTCGTACTACTTTTCGAACACCTTCCGGTGCCGATAACGCATTAAAATGTCCTTGACAAGACCGCTTCTTACCACATCCTCTTCTGTGAACTCCACGACGCCAACTTGTTCTAGACCTTCAAGGATTTCCAGAGCGTCAAGAAGACCTGAGCGGGTCTTGATGTCGACTTGTTCGACGTCACCCTGGATGATACACTGCGTATCCTCTCCTAGACGAGTTAGGAACGTTTTCATCTGGGCACAGCTGAGGTTCTGGGCTTCGTCAAGAACCACAAGAGCATTCTTGAACGTGCGTCCGCGAATGAATTCCGGCGGAACAAACACCACACGTGGGAACTTACCGTAAAGTAAACTCTCGACATGGGTTTTACCGTAGTGCTCTTCCAGCACTTCGAGAAAAGGGATTTGATAGGGAGCCGTCTTCTGTGACTCATCTCCAGGGAGGAATCCTAAACCACCACCAGCTTCGATGATGGGTCGAACCACCACAATACGCTCAATACGCCGAGCGTCCAGTTCTTGTGCGGCGTATTTCATAGACAGGTAGGTCTTACCCACACCCGCTACACCTAGGCCCAAGACTATCTGTTTGCACCGTAACAAGTCGACAAACAACGCTTGTTTGGCATTCAGACATTTCAACGGACTAACCTCTTGTCGTTGCCAGGACTCTACCGCCCGCAGTTTGGCGGACTTGGCACGCTGAGGCGCCTGCTCGGTCGTGGCCAGCGCTTGCGCGGCACGGTTACGACGGCTGGACTTGGTCTTGGAGCTTGTTTTAGCCATAGGTATCGAACCCCTATTGGTGATACGAAATCGCCTGCTTTTGAGGTCAGGAGACTCAGATGTCTTCTCTCTCCATAGGATCAAACAAAAAAGAAAATGACAGCATACAGAGGGGGCTAAAAGCCCCCTCTGTATCTGAAAGTCAGTACTCGAAGTACGTTTTGGCGAACTGCGTGAACTTCAGAAGCCGCCAGACGGCATCTTTAGCCTCGTCAAAAGGTGCTTTTCTATAAAGTTCGGTACTGTAGGAGGGTGAGCTCTCCGGATCCTTTCGGTCGGTCGGTCGTGAACGCGCGATCCACGAAGTATCCAGAAGAGGATCGTAGGTCAGTTCTATTTCTCGATTCGTAAACCCATCCATTAGGACGTTCAGTACCGGACGATTGTCGCCGAGCTCTTGTATTGAGAGTCTTCGCACACCATAGACAGCCCCAGCTCCCAAGATCTCCGCAAACATCAAATTCGACGAGTTTGGCTGTCTTGATCTTGGAACGTTGCTGTGACCACGAACCATAGTGTCAAGGAAGGTTTCTTCGGTCAAAAGATTGCAATAGTCACTGAGTTGCTGGAGGGTAACGGAATCGAGTCGTCCGGTTAAGACCTTCCAGTAACGACTGTGGTCTAAAACTTTCTCGTATCGGGCGAAGACCTTCTCGATCGCGCCGTAATACTTCTTGGGAATCTCGTCTCCGTCGAAGCGGAATATCAATGTCAAATGTTCGGGTTCGGGGACCAATACGGCATTCCCCGACAATGTAGACCAGATCTGGGGTTCGGTATCCTGTGCGTCGGAGAAAGAGTCCGGTAAAATCGAACGAGGCATTTGGTAGAGGCTTTTCTCACTTGCATCGTGAGTGACATTGCAGCGTATGAAAGGAAGTTTTGCAGACTCCGCTCGTTCTTGAGTCAACCCCAATAACAAGTTGAATTTCAACTGAACCAAACTACCTTCGAAATCCAGTTCGTTGTCGTTGATGTAGGGCATGGCGGTTTCCTGAAAAGTGGGGTGGGCATAAGTACGACTGGAGGGGCTTAAAGCCCCTCCAGTCGTATGCGGTTGATTCAAACTTTACTGGTCGCAAAACGTCGATTGACCACGGTATAGTTATCGTAGTCGATGTAGTGGTAGTCGTGGTCCTGACGTAGGGTCAGTTGCTCACGTAAGACCACCAGGAAGCGATTGTGAGGGGTTATTTGACCGGCACCCCAGGCGCCGCCAGGAGCGCGTCCAAGCGTCTCTAATGAGCTGTCAGAGAGCAGGCGCACACGCAGGGTGGAGTTCTTATTACTGACCGAATGCAGGGCAATTTTCCCCATACGGTGGTTGATCATCACGATCTTGTCACGTTGGAAGTCCATGGGCACTCTCAAGGTCAGAAGGTTACGAATCCACTGTGGTCGGAGACCGGTTATCTATACAATCACGAGAATTGAAAAGTATCGGTGGGTGTACACCCACCGATACTACTTGTGTTCAGTCCACTGGGGGTATGAGGTTGGTCGGTGCGTTGACACTCACATCCGCTATCGTCTGAGACTCTACACCGTGTTCACGACGCCATGCTTCGTATTCAGCTCGTCGTTCGGATTCTCGCAGGTCGTAGACACGAATGGCGTCTGCCTGACCCTCCTGACTCACCGCCTGGATGACTTCGTCCTGACTGAGTTGACCGTCCGCCACAGCCAGCGCCAGGACGGTCAACAAGCGCTTGATACTGCCTGGGTTGGGAGGATCGAACAAACGAGCGTCGTCTCCACCACTGAGTCCATCGGCTGTATAGACCCCAAAGTGTCCGATGACGACATTGCGCGCCAGAGCATCTGGATCGAAGTCCTCGTCCCGACCACAACGCGTGGCTGCCTTGATACCACTTCGGATACCCGGTTGCAGTAAGTCTTCGAAATACCGTCGTGCGCGACATCCACCGATCAGCAGTTCGTAGGTCGGATTTGGTGTGAAGCCCTGTTCGTCCATTTCGTACAGCCAGTGGTCTTTAGGCAGCGGCATAGACATCGTCGCAAACACATTACCGTCGCCCAGATTGTTTACGCACTCGTGGATCGTACCGCCGCAAACATCAGCGATCTCAGAGATAATGTCCGGAGTTTTGTTATGCATGGTCAGTCACCGCGTCGATTTGGAAAAAGCCACTGTAGTGGGCAGCAAGTGCTTCGCTGAGGATGCACGAAGCAGCGTCAGGACGGATCCCCTCGGGGAGCGTTATGGTGAGCTTGTGTTGTTTTTCTTGCTGTCGAGGACGACGTTCCAAGAACAAAGCGGAACGTTCACTGTGTTTCAGACGTTCGCCATTAAGCTTTTCCACCGACAACGTCGGTACTGACATGCCTGGCGCGTAGAAGAAAACGTGGTCGACTTCTTCGATCAATGCAGGTAAACGCGCTGCAAAGTACGGCGAATAGATGAAGTAGACTCGACCACCCTGGAGTGCAGATTGCCGCAGGCGGTGAAGTAACTCCATTGCATCATCTAGTCGGCCCGTGGCCGTATCTTTAGCTTGGAAGCTCGGATAGAGCTCGGGTGGGAGATTCTGGGCCAGTAGTTCAATATGGCTGTCGATATACCGCTTATCGACTTGGCTGTGCTTAAGGCACAAGGCCAGACCAGGTTTGAGCACTGAGACCCCAGGCAAGATTCCTTCGGGAATCTGGACGCCTTCGGAGTGATCCATAGTGGTTTCCTAGTGAAGGACGGTTTCACACAACCGTCGGGAGCGAGTCTTTACGAGACTAACGGCGCTTTAACCTTTCGGCCAGAACGCATGACCTTGCGAAGTGGACTGAGCGAAGTTATAGTGTCTAACTCCTTCAGGATATTCGCAGCAAGCCGGGTAAATCAGTCCAATCCAGAAACTATGTTTAGCAGGTGCATGGAGGGTATTGCAGGATGGACACATCCAACGATAGCCGCCTCGTACAGTGAAACCCAGTAAGTCTCTATCGCCTGGAACAATGCTACGGTCGCAGAGATCGTAGCGTTCGTTGACGACGTGCTTCACGTTGAAAGCGTAGGCGGTAGCGGCACGCCTCCTCGTCTCTCTGGCGAGTCGAATGTGTTCACACCAACGCATACACCACTCACGTAGACGATACATCGACCTTGTCCTTCTCCAGACTATCCCAGATAGCAAGAAGTTGCTCGGCGCCTTGAGCGAACGGTCCACCGAAGAGTCTCACATAGACACACAACGCCATGAGTTCGTCAAATGTCACAGAGAGATCATCCACCCAACAACGACCACCTTTCCCCGGAGAAGCACCCTGTATCCGATCATTGAGTCCCTCCACCACTGACAACGCAGTACCGATGGAAAGACGTATACTCTTTTTCGCTTCAGAGGAATCTGGTAGCTGGTGATACCACCAGATCAATTCAGCTTCCAGGATATCGAGATGTTGCTCACCGTCAAGCGTCAATGTCCCGGGTTTCTCAGGATCAAATCGAGACGTACCTTGATAACGCTCATTCAAGATGCTACGAGCTTGTTCCTGAGTCACCGTTTGGAACAGTTTATCGAAAGAGATTTCGAACGTGATTCCGGGAGTCTCCGCAAAAGGGACCGATTCGATTGCCATGTTAAAGTTCCTTTAGAGTGGTTGCATGTGTCGAATGATCAACTGAGGTTTGCGGAAATCCCGAAAAGAGTTGACCGACATTTCATACACGATTCGAGCTTTTTGAGGAATACTCTCTACGAACTCGGAGAAGAAGTGAATGCCTTCCACCGTCGAACCGTCACGAGGATCAATCAAGGATAGTTTCAGGTGCTTTTCTTTCAGCACACGACAGTCCTCTCCGTCGATCTCAAAGACGTTTTCGAACACCGGTGTCGGGAAACCCTGTCCCCATGGACCGGAAGCATCTAGGAGGTCTACGAACCCTGTTTCGAAATACCCCACCGGAAGCTCGCCGTCAGTATACAACACAGCGTCCAGGAGTTCAGGAGTAAGCAGACTCGCTGCGACGCTATCGAAAGCGTCCCGGAATCGCTCTACGTCGTCTTTCAGAATACTTAGTCCGGCGGCCATGGCGTGCCCACCAAACTTCTTTAGAAGCCCAGGACATCTCGCGTCCACTAACACCAAGGCATCCCTCAAATGAAAGCCAGGAATGCTCCGAGCAGACCCCCGTAATTCGTCTGAACCCGGTGTCGCAGGAGCAAGCGCCACAACCGGTCGATGGAGAGCTTCTTTAAGCTTCGAAGCGACCAGCCCCACGATACCGGGATGCCAACTCGGGTCAAAGACGGTAACACCATGTTGGTCTCTAGAGTAGTGTTTCTCCAGGAGCAGTTCGGCTTCCCCAACCATCTCTAGTTGCTTTTCTTTACGGGAGTCGTTGATCTCTTCCAACATATCCACGTACTGAACGATTTGGTAAGGGTCGTCGCTAGTGAGAATCGTGATTCCTACTGTCATGTCATCCATGCGACCAGCGGCATTGAGCCTGGGGCCTACGGCAAAGGCGAAATCAGTGGCGGTAAGTTCTTTGATGTTCTTACCTGCTTTCTCGATCAAACACCGCAAACCTTTGGAAACCTTACCCGAACGGATACGGCGTAGACCGACAGCGACGAGAATACGGTTGTTGTAGTCCAGTGGTACCAAGTCAGCTACTGTACCCAGGGCCACCAGGTCAAGTAAGGAGACCAGGTCTGGTTCCGCTTGAGTAACGGGTTGGTCGGTTTTTAGAACGTGACGTGTCGCCAGGAGCGTGTAGAAGATCACGCCGACGCCAGCCAGGGCTTTGGATGGAAACGGATCACCTTTGACGTTGGGGTTCACTATAGCGTCTGCTTCAGGGAGGGTTTCGCCTTGAAGATGGTGGTCGGTAACGACGACTTTGATTCCTTTGGATTTGGCATAAGCCACGCCTTCTAAACTCGAAACGCCGGAGTCCACCGTGATGATCAACTGTGTCCTGTCGTCCATGGTGTCGATTAGACCAGGAGTGAGACCGTAGCCGTGGACGAAGCGGTTCGGAACGACGTACTTGACGTTCTGAGCACCGAGGAGTTTGAGTCCTCGGTAAGCTACGGATGTACCCGTCGCACCGTCGCAATCGTAATCCCCGGAGATCGTGATCCACCACTGCTCACGGATAGCCTGAGCGATGAGTTTCGCGGCAGGGACAATACCACCCAATTCTTTCCAATGGAGCAGTCCGGACAGTAAGTGTCTGACGGATTCAGGTTTCACCGAACCCCGAGCTGCATAGATCCGCCGAATCACCGGCGGAATCTCTGAAGGCCAGTCCGCATCGTTATAACGGGGTACGGGCCGCTGTTCAATCTTAATGGACATGTTTGAGCAGATCCTCGTGGCCCGTAGTGTGGAGAGAGTATGTAGTATCCCTCACTTCCGTAATAAACAACGAGCACACTAAGCCTTCGGACTCTAGAGTCCGAAGGCTTAGTGTTTTATGCGTTCACTGACTTACCACCGGTTCACTGGCATCAACGGCGAAGCATTGCGCTCTTTCTTGGGAGCCGCTTGCGGTTTGTCTTCCCCCACGCGTGCCAGGTCGTCCAGCGCCGCAGTGACGAGATCCCGATAATTGGTTCCCAGGTAACGCGCCAGAGTCGTCAACTGTTCGATCGACGGGATTTCGATACCCTCTTGGGCTTCACGGAGCACTTTTTCGGAGAGGCCGGTGCCTTTGGTGACTTCAGCGAGGTCTTTGTCTTTGAGGAGCTTGGTGAGCTTTTTGCTGACCTTTGGAAAACGCACGTTAGCCATTTCTTGCTTTCCTTCTTGAAAAAGAATCGGTGGGGTTCAGACATCATCTCGTAACATTCAGGCAACGACCGGTTGTCGAATACCTTGAGTTTAGTGAGCTTGTCGCTCCGTTCCGTGGGGAGGCGCCAGACTTCCACCGCCCCACCACACGTCGGTTCCATCGTGAACGCACCAAACATACTGCGTACCGGACACACAACGTGCTTATACTCTTCGCGTAATCGGTTAAAAGCCACACCACCGGACCCGATGGACACGCTGGCGTATTTCCGATAGGTGTAGTAGGCCAGAGCGATTTTACCGCTATGCCCTTCAAGTTCCACCACACCGTCCAGGCCGAACAAGAGGAGGGTGAAGGAATTCTCGTTGTTGAGCATACGCAGCTCGTCAACGAATTTATACCGATTGATTACCAGATCCAACGATCCCATTAAGGCCAACTCACCCGCCGCCTTGATGACTTCGGCATCGCCCGCGCCGGCATACCCGTAGAACACATCCTTGAACTTGTGTTTCGCACTCCACATTTTGATCGGTTTGTCGTAAGGGAATATCTTTCCCGTCTGGAACTCGTACCCTTTGGTGGTTAGACGGCAAGAGTCTGCCAGCACCAGTCCGTGGGTTACAGCGATCAACGTCATTGATAATCCCCTATGTTCAGTTCACAGTCCGGTGAGAAGGTACGTAGTCGCTGAGGACATAGCCACCTTCTTCTTCGAAAAACGCTTTGAGTTTTGCCACGGCCTCCGATCCATTACTGACTTGGATCGGTGACATGGTGTTCTCAGGAGTACTCAACCCCACCGTGAGTATCGGAGCAGTGACCTGTGGTAAGGTAAACGCACTACGTGTCACCCCATCACCGTCGGAGGGTGTCTGTGACAGGTGCACCTGCGCCAACTTGAATGCGCCGTCGACACGTTTGACAAACCCCACCAGGATGTCGATCTCCAGACGTACTCCTACGTCCGTATGCATCATCGACATCAAGACGTGTCCCATCAGTAGCGGTAAGATCTGCGGAGTGTTCTTCACACGCAAATCGAATTCGAGGGACGATACGGGGACAGTAACGTGCACGCCTTCATCGTCGAAATACGCTTCACCAGGAGCTGATTGGATCCTCAGAAAGCGGGTTTGAATAGCCTCCAGGAGATTCCGACAGTATTCCTTACGTCCGGTAAAGTCCTTGGGTAGTTTGATACGAACGATTTGGTAATACTGATGCACGATAGGTCTCCTATGAAAGAAGGACCATAAACCCACCCCTATCGAAGGGGTGGGTTTATGGAGGGCATTATGGGCGAACGTTTAAGAGTTGCTTGAGGTCACTGGCATAGAGCGTCGGTACGCCGAGTTCAGTAGCCTTGTCCAGTTTGTTCTTACCAGGGTTATCGCCCACAATCAGTCCTGTGGTCTTCCGCGACACCGACCCCACAATTTTGGCACCACGTTTGGTTAGCTCTTCAGCGACGTCTTCTCGGGTACCGTACGTGTCTTCAAAGGACCCTGTAATGACGTAGGTGTGTCCTCGGAGTTCGTCGGTAGTTTCTGACCACGGCGGCGCTTCGGGATTGACTCCTTGAGCAATCAGGTCATAGACCAGACCTTGGTTCGCTCGGAAATAACTTTCGATCCCTTTAGCGGTAGTCGGACCGACGTTAGGAGTTTGCGCTAGGTCTTCCGCCGAGGCCTTTACCAGAGCATCCAGTGTACCAAAGTGTTCGGCTAACTGAACCGCGGTGGCTTGACCCACCAACGGAATCCCTAGACCTGTCAGGACGCGCGCTAGCGTCGTCTGTTTGGACTTCTCCAGCGCAGCCAGTATCTTAGTCGCCCAGACCTTCGAATCATCACTAGAGACGTCTAGCAGATCCTGGAGCGTAAGCCGGTAAAGGTCAGCAAAGGTCCTTAGTTTCTCTGACTTGATCAGATTAGCTAACGCTACCTCACCAATCCCTTCGACATCTAACGCCTGACGTGAGACGAAATGTTCGAACATCCGCTGGCGCTGACTGGCGCAAAACACACCACCGGTACAGAAGTGGTTGGCTTGACCCTCCAAACGTACGATCGGGTGCCCACACTCACAGACGGTGGGGAATGTCCACTGAACTCGTTGTGTAGGACGTTTCAATACGGCCGCGATCTCAGGTACGACGTCTCCCGCTCGACGAATCAACACAGTGTCACCGATAGCCAGATCCAACCGTCGGATAAAGTCCTCGTTATGGAGGGTTGCGTTAGTCACCGTAACCCCACCCACTTGGACTGGTTCGACTTCTGCCACGGGAGTGGCGTTGCCGGTACGACCGATTTGAAGTCGGATTCCCGTGATGACCGTGGTCTTTTCCTCTGGAGGGAACTTGTAGGCAATCCCCCAACGTGGGGCTCGAGTCGTGAATCCTAATTGATCGCAAAGTGCGTAGTCATTCACTCTGAACACCAGGCCGTCAATACCGAAAGGTAACGTACCGCGCTCAGTCTGCCGGTCGGCTAGATAACTCACCAAAGCTTCCGGCTGTTGGTCATCAGCGTCCAGGGGTATGGGTAACCAGGACAGATCAAACCCCCATTGGATCAACTGTCCAAGCGATGTGCTATAGGACGCTGGTCGGTTTTTGACGTAGAGGACCGTGTAGGGAATAAAGACGAGTTGAGCCCCAGGAAGACCCTCGGACCGTAGACGCCTGGCAATACCTGCCGCCGCATTCCTCGGGTTGATCGCTGGAGCTTTACCCAAGGCAGCGAGGCGGTGATTGTACCGTTCAAACTCGTCGTAGAACATCAAGAGTTCACCACGGACCGTTAGTTCTTCCGGAGCCGAGCGTGGGAGGCTTTTCGGAATCGAGTCAAATCCCCAGACGTTGTGGAGGATACTTTCCCCTTCGTACCGGTCACCGCGGGTAGCCGCTTCCACGAGTTTGTTGTCCAGATACGTTAACGACACGGCTAAGCCGTCGTACTTGAAACTGGTGTGGACGTCTTGGGTACCCCACCCCGCTAAGACTTCTTGGAGTTCCGCAGCAGTGAAAACGTTGTCCAACGACAACATCGGGATCGTGTGTTTGACGGGATACAGACCGCGTTTGATGGGAGCCCCTACCGCTTCCGCCACAGAGGTACCGACGACCCATTCTGGATGGATCGCTTCGATGGCCCTCAGTTCCCTCACCTGAGCGTCGTAGTCGGCATCGGAGACCGTAGGGGCATCGGTGGTGTGGTAGTCGTGCTGTGCCTGCCGTACGGCCTCTACGAGGGCCTGGTAGGCTTCTTTGGTTACAAGACTCAGATCAGCCATAAAAGGTCCTTGAAGGTGGTCGTTCTAAAGAGATAGTATACGTCTGAAACTCCTTAATATCGGGCAAAAGAATAAAGAACCACACATAAGCCTCCCCTACCGATTGTGGTAGGGGAGGCTTATGACTCAGAACATTTTCAATGTCGCATAGTCGTACTGGCGTCCTGGGTAGGACTTATTCAAATCCTTGAGGAACTTGACCACCCACGCTTTGAATAGTGGGAGGGCCGTTTCACCTTCCTTCAGTGTCTCATAAGGAAGGTCGACTGTTATCTCATACATTCCAGTATCGGCCCCCGACAGTTCCACAATGACGAAGTCGGCGGTGAACAACTCCAACTTCTCTTCCCTGATTTTAAGGCGTGTCTGTAGTTGTTTTCGCCAGGTCGAAGAGACCTTTTCCAAACTGTCATGAAAGGCTCCTTCCTGGATCAAATCGCTCTCGACAAATTCCCTGAGTGTGTCGGCGTTCATGAAGTAGAACGTATCCAACAGTACCGGACGTCGGTAGATAAGACTGGCTGCTTCGTTGTGGTCGTTGGACACGACAGCCCAGTAATACCCTGATGGACCGACTCCGAGTTCCACGCGCTCGAACCAGGCACATTGAGCTTGGATCTGCAGCTCCAGAGTGTGACGGAGTTTTTCGTCTTCCGGTACACGCAGGTAACGGGGTAATAGCATCTGCCCGGCTCTTCCGACGTCGACATCAGTATCGAAGAGTTCACGGTAGAAGTCCAGTTCTGTCAATTCCTCGAACGCCGCCGCAAACTCCCTTACACATTCTTTGGCTATGCGTAACCCACCCACACCGTTCAAGATATTGATGTGCTCCAGAGAGAAGGTGAGTCGATTGAATTTTTGTTGAGCATTGGGGACGTTCGCCGAACGGATTTGTTTTACTTCTGCATTCATGACGATACTCCGGTTCTTTAGGTGAGGTATGTACAGCGGAGTAGTATAGTTCTGAAATAATTTTGAAATCAGAAAAAATGAGAAATCACACTAGCTCTTCCCTGGACCTTTTGGGGTCCAGGGAAGAGCTAGTGTTTGTTAAGCGGCTAACGCGCGAAGTTCTTCTGTTGTTGCCTCACCATTGGCTTTGAGCTTGATGAGATTGAACAAATGCTCCATGGGTGCTTCGAAGTACAACGCGATGTCTTCTTCACACTCGCTCAAGTACCCCACTGCACCCTTTCGAACGCGACTGGCGCCGATCATCATCGGTCCTGCTGTGGTTAGGTACAGAGGGCGCAAGAGGAGTTTGGACATTTCCGTCCCTTCCAACGCTTCGAAAAGCTTACTGTAATCTTCTTCACTGGACGCTTGAAGGAAGATGGCCAGGAATACCAAGAACGGTTTGAGCTCTTCGAACGGTCCCGTGATGACGGTGTGGTCGATCTTGGACAGCACGCAAGTCTTGAACACGAGTTCTGTGTCCGACACCGCCACCACAGAACCACCGTATCCCAACTCAAACTCCGCTGTCCGTGACAAAGCGTCGCCGACGGTGGTTTCGTAGGAACCCATGAGCGTACCTACGACACGCCCACCGACACGAGCCACCGAGCGTTCGTTACCGTCATACCGGTATTGGTCGACTTTGATCACTTCACTCTCCTTTCGATCAATTCCAAGGCTTTATCGTACTGGATTTTCTCTTTCATGGCCAGAACGATGGCGGCTGAAGTCTCGTGTCCTTCGTCCAGTAGGCGTTGAATTTCACTTTCTTGTTCGGTAGCGTAGTACGTATCGGTATCTTGGGTCGGATGAGCGATACGGTTGAAGGCACACAAAGCGTCCGACAAAGCCCAGTAACTGTGGACGTGAAAGCCCAGAAATAGTACCGTGGTGTTCCTGACCCTCCGCATTTCGTTCAGCAAATGGTTGTACGCCACCACGCACTCATGTGACATCTGAGTTTTGTGCTCAGCCGCCGTTGTTCCCACCAGCAAGTTGTGTAGCCGTACCTGAGGAAACTGTCCCAGCGGACAATCGAGTAGGAGTTTGTACAGGGTCTTGGTGGCACCACCCAGATACAGTGGGAAACGGTCGGGATGGTGGTTCTTGACAACCTTGACTTCTCGGGTGAGGAGCCATTCCACCACAGGCAGCCCGTGCTCGTATGTCGGCATGCCGTAAGCGCGGGCTGAGAAGAACGGTCGGTAGATCTGACCCATTGCACGCCCTTCGACACCGACAACCACCATTTTTTCTCGGTCGATTTCGTAGTTCTTGTGTGTACCAGCGATGTGGACTAACAGCAAGTCCGTCGAAGGGGAGTAGTTCCAGAACCAACGCGTGCCATCGGACATGATTCGATCGCCTTGGGCGTTCAAGTCGGATGTCCAGTGCTTCTCAAGCCAGAAAATCGCATTGGCCATACCACCCAGATTGTCAGTCCATTCTTCGCGGTACGGTACCAGATTCGGATCAGCTTTCATCGTTTCATTCCTCAGCAGGTTAGATGTTCATTACACCAACAATGTCCCATTGGACGAGGTGCAATGTTTTTTAGAGCTATTAAGACGGCTACACGTTTACTTGCGCAGTCGTCGCTTTTGAAGGTACATTTTGAGAAAAAGTACTCCCATCACTAGAGTCACCACTGGCCACAACACTGACGTCAGAAAACATCGGAATGGCGAACCGTAGAGTGTTTTGATAAAACGCTCGTGAAACGGTGACAAAGGCTTACCGGAAAGTCGAGCCACTTCAAGCTTGAATACGGCGTTGGTGGAGGTACGAAAGTAAGTCTCCAGGACGAACCAGAAATATACCGCCAAAGAAGCAATTAGTAAGAAACTCATGGAAGTGTCCTTCTTGTACAAGACTGAAGTGTAGACTATTGTCATTCTTTATTCGTAACTTCAGTTTTGCGACTGGCTTCGAGAATTGGCAGGTTGGCTTCGGTGGGGATGTAGATGACCTGGTTCTTGGTATGCTCGAGGTTATTGACGAACAGGTAACGCAAATACGCCTCGTTGTCTTTGAGACTATTGCCAATAATCTTGTTCGCTTGAGCCACACCTCGGGCGCGGATGACTTCTGCATCGGCATACGACTGAGCGCTTTCCTTGGCCGCCAGGGCTTCCTGGACTTTCACTTGCTTGCTGGCGAGAGACTCCGCGAGTTGAGCCTGGCCCGACAACCGACTGGCGTAGACGCTGTACTGAGGAATAGCCCAGAGTAACGCTACGCCACCGAGGGCGGCAATCACCACAACGGTGATAAGATGTTTCAGCGAATTGTCTTTCATGCCTTCTGTTCCTTTAAAAATTGACGGGATGTACCTCGGAGGGACTTTTCAACACTCGATGGTCTTAATCAGTCATCGTTCCTTTGCAGAAAAAACGGACGGTGTCGACGAGTTGTTGTACGGTGTAGATGCGAACGGCTTCTTCGTCAGGGATGGAGATATTAAACTCAGTTTCGACGTCCGCGACCAACTCAACGACATCCAGCGAGTCAGCAAAGAGATCTTCCACTAAGCGAGAGGATAGGGGCGCATCCTTGACTGCGAGAATGTACCTGACGGATTTGAGTACGCGTTCTTCAATGGAAGGCATCTAGGAATCCTGAATGGTTATCGTAACAAGGGCGAGATATCGAGAGTATCTCTACCGCGTTGTTGAAGTTTGCGACGGATCTCTACAGCGCTATCGCGCCGGAAGTCGATGCTTGGGTTAACCGTGTTGTCTTGCAACTCGCCGTCATCAGTGTACAAGTTAGCGACGCCTGCAATACTAACGGCGAGAAGTTCACGCAAGATCCGCAGTTCTTCGATTTTCGGATCCGGTCGTTTGGTTGGATTCTTTTCCAAATACGACTCGACCAGACGGCGCACTATCTTAGCATCTTCAGAGAGCTGTCCTTCTTCCAATTGTTCTCTAATACAGACGTTAAATAACGCCTCATCCGCGACTTTATCGAAGAAAGCCTCCATCTCCATCAAAGACGCCTGACTCTCATCTTCGACGATCTCGTTCCAGATCGTACGGGCTTCAGTTTTGGTGACAATTAGACTGGAGTGTGCGCCCATGTTTTTCTCCTGTGAAAGGCGATTACACTTACGCAAGATCGCCCAAGCGAGATACACTCCAGAGAATGTTTACTCATCGGGTTTTTCCGCGTCAGGTGATTGACAAGGTGGTAAGTGGGGTAAGAATCGTCTCGCATTCAACACCACCCACTTTGCTACTTTGACCCATCCCTGAGGCGTTTCCCTGACTTCAGACGACCATGGGCTGATGAATGACAACAGGTAAATAGCCACTCCATGTTCAAAAGACAACCCTCCTTCCGCCCACTCTTCACGATACTGGTAACACTTATCACCATGGGCTATGATGAGTCCATCATTAATCCCCGAATTTACCGGTAAACCTTCGACCTGACAGAGTTTCTGGTAAAAAGTCACGAAATGTTGCATCAAGTAATCGTAGTGGTTGGACACAAGGTCACCTCTTAATTTGATNGTTTACTCATGTGAGTTTGGTGTCTCGACCCCATGACGCAATCGAAGGGCGATCGCGCCAACCCGTGAGTTTAGTGAAGTCCGGCTCCACGCGTCGGTCGTATCCGTGGTCTCGGTTGAGATCTTTCGCCAACCACACATCGCCCAAACGCGAGGCACCAGTAACACGCCACATCCTCCCTTCAAAATCGACGAACAACTTGAACTGCTTCATGAAAGGGTGCAAGGCCATTTGCGTTGATGCGTCACGACGGAAATACTCGAACATGAAGAACGCGTAGGCTATCCCAGTCTCACGCAAATACACGGGGTGGATATCAAGGAATTCGTCAATGTGGTCATACCGACGATACCATGATTCTGTCCGAACATTTTTCTCTTCNGACGCGGGGTCCTGAACAACGGGTTCATTCANGTTGACTTCCTCGATGGTTGTAATTGAGAGTGGGACCATCCTGAAAAGATATCCCACATCCTGACGGGTCGACGATTTTCAACCGCTGACATTTGTACAACTGCTGGCCGTGTGNGTATTGGTGGAGGGCGATCACCGCGCGTTGACAGTCGGTCTGAGTCGGAAACTGGTAGGGTAGTACCGGTTGTGCCGTGGAGGTGTTGACCAGAATCCAGATGAGTAGAGTATGCATGGTAACCTCCTCGGATGTAATGGGATATTCGAGCAGATCAGTCTGGTGTCTGGAGTATAGGGAGTGCCGCAATCACCCAGAAACCGTAAGGTTCCCCATCTAACCCGTCTTGGCTTGGATGGGGATCGTGAATAAGTTTCCAACTGACATCAGCGATCTGACCTACAACTACATGAGACCAATCACCCCGTGGACTCTTACCGCTGACCATGACCAATGCTTGAGTTGGTAAAGTTAGCCAACTTGATTTCAACCACTCCCACGGTACCCAAAGTTTAACCCAACCGCGTTCCGCTAACCATTTCTGGGCGTTCGCGTGTTGGGTATCTGAGCTTTCGTCCGTATCGTAAAAGTGCGGTATTTCTGAAACAGGGAGATCCAACAAAGCCGCCAAACAGGTTTGGACGCAATTACCGCGTTCTCCTGCTGGATTATCTGATTTACCGAATCGTTTCTGGAGAGGAAAACGAGATACCTCACGAACTAGTGACACGGTTTCCTCCTCAAGGGTGTGGGAAGGGGTAACTATAAGTCTGTGGTGGCATGACTTGGAGAGGACTCTCTAGCGTACGGTTGATCAACGATCGTAGGCCGTAGAGTCTGATCTTCTGAATCTTCTCCTCGATAGCTGCTTCGTCACCTAGTGAAATCGGTGGATGTCCCTGAGCAATCAACTCGAGATTCAACACGCGAATCACTGCTACCAGATCGGTAATCTCTCCTTGGAGACTAGAGAGATTGGTTTGCAGAGTCTTGGGGTTGATATCGTACAATCCGAAGCGCGAGATCTTGAAGACTTCCTTGACGACCTCAGCGGCTTCCTCCCCCACTAACCCCACCGCGTGGAGTAGTGGGGGTAATCCATGAGACTCATCCATGGACAGGTTCCTTCGCGTCGCGAAGCTCTTCCACCGTCTTCATGCGGGTGTAGAGCGCCACCAGACGACCAAATCCNTACANCAGGGTACAACCTCCGATAAAAGCGAGGATGGTTTTCATGAGATACCTCCTTTACTTGAAAGTAGTGATGCCTTACTCAGAACGGTCGATACCCTTACTGACGTGCACGCGAAATGCTACTGACGGTTGAGTGATCTTGATCGACCTATTCATCACGTCTCGGAAAAAGACGTAAATGTTCTCACTGGGGCAGGTCGCCACTAGCGTCGTTTCTTCCCTGGGAAGCTCTGCTGCTCGCAAAGTGGCTTGGGCAATGTGGTCGATTTCCCGTACGCGCCAACCGTCATCTTCCTCATTC